ATGCTGTACGATTATTTGCATAATTAGTATTGAAATCTTCTCCTAAAGAATTTTTAATATCTGCTTCTAATTGTGAATTAAAAGTAGACAAATCTTTACCTAGTCTTTTTATTGCATCACTAATTTTAATATCACCAAGATCAACTTGATTTTGAAGAGCTTCAATTTCTAACTCTTCTCTTCTTCGTTCAACAGGTGTTTTTTGTTTCACCTCAATTACTGTTTCTGGAATAGAGTTTGTAATTTCATTTTTAACTATCTCTCTAGCTTTATCTTTATCATAATCGTAAGTGCCGTTTTTTATATCATAATATATGTATCCATCCTTACCTTTTAAATTTTCATCCTGTGTGTATTCAAAACCGTTCTGATCTAATATACTTATCATTTGGTTTTCATCACCCAATATACTATTTGTTAAAGAGTCAATTGTTTTAGTAGCTTGTTCTGAACCAATCTCAGCTCCTAATATTGTAATAACTTCTCTACCGTTTTTGTCTTTATATTTTTTAGTACCAGAGCCTTTAATTCTATTTTGAATTTCTTGTCTGTAATTATATTCAAGCTCTTGCTGTGAAGACAAAGTACCTAACTGTGAAACATTAACAACTTCATTTGTAGGATTACCATTTTCATCTGTCTTCACTAGAATTAACTCGTCGGTTATAGGGTCTATAATTGCTTTGGTGTTTCTAAAGTCAAACATATCTTGAGCCAACCCCATTTCAAAAATCATTTTACCTGAAGCTCTTTTGTTTGGGTCTTGTGACTGGACAAGCTTCATGTTCTCATCTAACTTAGCGTTAAAGTTCTTTGAGTATAGAAAAAAGTTTTCAGTGCTACTTTTTAAGTTTGCTCTTTTGTTATAATATTCTCTTTCAGATATCTCTCCGCTTTTTAATTTATTTAAATTATTCAGAGCGGCTATGGATGCTTGGTCAGCGTAGGAAGATATAACATCATTTAAGTCTGTGTTATAACCAACGGGTTTATCTATTAAAGATTTAGTTAGTTCGCTATACTGATTTTGTATTTCCTCTTTTCTTTTAGTTCGGCTTTCTTGATCTGACTTTATAAAGTCAGTCATCTCTTTACCAATAGTACCCCAATCAATTTGTTGAGGTTCATCTCTTTTTACATATCCATATCCTAATGCCATAGTCTAATTTCTTTTAAATATTGGCGCAGTTATACCAGGTTGCACAATTGAAATAGGATTAATTGAATTTACCGTTTGTATATTAGCATTACCTAATCTTCTAGTTCTTCTTGTTGGGTTTTGTTGTCTAGTAAATTGTTTTGCTTCACGCAAACCTTCTTTGCCGTCAAATAACGGTGCGCTTTCTAAAAATGTCATTCCCATACCTGCTAACCCCTCTACACCAGATGATATTGCTGCTTGTCTAGCTGTTGCAGCATCTGCTGCCATTTGTTGTTGCCCTTTAGCTTCTGCTAAATCTAAATCAACTCTTGCGCCTTGTAATCTGGACTCCTCTTGTGCAGCTAATTGCTGTAGTTGTTGCATTTCTCTAGACATTGCTGCTCTTTGTCCTGCCGCTCCTGCTTGCTGAGCCATCAAGGCTTGCCCTGCTACGGCTGCCGCCCCTCTAGTTTCTCCTTCTACTCCAGCTTGTAAAGCTGAAGCTCCAGCTTGAAGCAAAGCTTCTCTTTCTAATTCATAAGGTTCTTTTGCTATTGCTAGACCTTCTAAATAATTAACATCTAATTTAGCCTTAGCCTCATTAAATGCTTTTTGTGCTTCTTTTTCTGCTTCCTCTTGTAGTTTTCTTTGTTTACCTGCCTGAGCAAAACTCATTCCACTAGATAAAGCAGAGATGCCAAGGCCGATAGCAGTTGCTGTTCCTATTGCCATATTATATTTTTTTAATCATTTCGTGTGTATAACTATCTCCCTTTACATATCCAAGGTCTTCGTAAGTTTGAATTAAACCATCGTGTCTTAGCAGAGCGTAGATATATCCACCGTTTTTAGAACATATATTTGTTAATGTACTTACTAAAAATTTAACTGCCTCGTGTCTCAATGCTTTATCTTCTATTTTATTATCCGATATAATCCAATCTACCCAACTAACCTTTGAGTTTGTAACATAAGTAAATCCTGCGCAAACAGGCTTATCATCTAACATTACCATTAATCCTCCTTCTCCATTCTCAGGTAAAAAATCTTTAGCTGGCGCCTGCCAACCCCAATCTTTCCACCACCCTACTAATACATCTTCATAATCAGATGGATTTAATTTCCTTATACTAAACTCCATACTAGTGTAAAGATACTAATTTTTACGGATAGCTTTTCATTACTTCGGATTCAACTGCAAAGAGTTCGGTGGATTTAGTGCTTTCGTTTATTAAAGTAAATATACAGTAGTGACCAAGTAAACCGTGAGATTCTGCAACTGAACTTTTGATGTAAAGTATATATGGATCTTGAATTGTGATGGTTGATGCTCCAGTAATACTTGTATCAATTAAAATTTGATTTATTCCAGCTGGTATGTCTACGTTTATGTTTGTTATTTGTCCACCCAAACTAATTGTTGTATAGCTTGGTAAAGAAAAATATAAGTAGTCACCAACACTTACAATGCTTCCTATATCTACCAGTGGGTTAGCAGAGAAATTAATTGTTGTGGTATTTCCTATTGCTGATACACTTGTAGACTTTCCTATACCATTTGCTGACCTCATTGCGTATTGTCCTGGAAGCGCTGGCACTTCTCCGTTTTGTCTTAAGAATGCAAAGTAAGCACCTTCTTTTTCTTTAAACCAAGCACTTTCAATAAATCCGTTTTGTTGTATATCGGTTTCTAAATTTGCTTGCCATGCCTGATCTGATTCCAAATTAATAGTTTTAAATATTTTATTCTCAAGAGGATTCTGATTAAACACTGTTGTTATTTGAGAATTATATTGCTCTCCATAAAAATTATTTCTATTTCCATTTGCATTATGTTGGTATAAATTACCACCATTAAATGTATAAAAGTATTGGTTCATACCAAGCATATAATCAGGTATGTATGAATAAAATGATGGCCACCCTTTAGAGGTTTGGCTATATGTTAAAGTATACTCCGTTTCTACCGGTGAAGGTATTGGAGGAACAACACTAGTCGGAGGAGGTGTTGTAGGAGTAGGTGTCGGAAATGGAGTAGCTGTTGGCGTAGGTGTAGGCGCACCAGGCGTCGGCGTTGGTGTGGGTATTGGAGTTGCAGTTGGTGTAGGTGTTATAGTGGGATTACAAGCAACATTTTGATTTTGAGCGCTTCCATTTTGTACTGTTGGAGTATTATTGTCTTTTACACAAACATCTACATCTTGGTCAGTGTACAAAGTACCGCTTTGTAGTATATTATCACAATCCCTATAAGTATAATTACAATTTACTGCACCACTCGGACATGTTAAAGTCCATTCTGTACATCCTGTTGAAGGAGTAGGAGTAGGCGTAGGAGGACCTGGCGTAGGTGTTGGACCCGGGCTACACGCATCACCAGTCTCTATTGCTGTACCATTATTTATTTGTGGTGTTTGTGGAAATAAAACACAAACATCAATATCTTGGTCAGGAGCGAGTGTCCCTGTTTGATTTACTGCGTCACAGTCTATGTATTGATAACTACACGCAGCACTTCCACTTGGACATACTAGAGTCCATTCAAAACACTGTACATTTATAGGTGTAGGTGTGGGTGTCGGAGCTGGCGTAGATGTTGGTGTAGGCGTTGGTGTAGGGGAGGCACAAGGCCCATTTAGAGTCACATTCCCATTACCACTTATTACAGTAGGCACTCCTAATGCACAAACTGGTATTGAATCACCATCCGGTACACTTTCTGTTTGTGGATTACCAGCACAATTAGTGTAACTAAACGTGCCACCACCTGAACCCCCTTCTAGTTCCCATTCATTACATCCTGTAGGAGTTGAGGTGGGTGTAGGCGTTGGTGTGGGAGTGGGTGTTTGTGTAGGTACTACAGGGATATCGCCACAATCAGAAGAACATTCTTCAAAGGCGACTGAGGCTGAACCAGATAAAGATGTTACAGTGACTGTCCCTTGATCGTCTACACAAGCATCAACAATACTGTCAGGCTGCATAGTGTAAGTAACTGTTTGTCCTCCACAACAATCGATTTCAAATGTACACTCATCTCCTATTGCTCCTATAGGACAAGATAATATATAAATTTCACAAGCCATCCGCCAAATATTTTTACAAATTTACGAATTTAAATGCAATGTCTTTTATCTCGCTTTTTTCAATTAAAAGAATTAAAAATTTTTGATTTAGGTATTTCCCAAATCCAATTTTTATTATCTTCTAACCCTCCGCTCATTACTACATTATCACCTTTAGTAAACCATCTTGTAATAAAAAACAGAGCATATCCTATTTTCGCTGGTATTAATGGTTTATAGCTTACATCTATTATGTTTAGTTCTTTATCTAATTTTACAGCGTAATGATTGTATGTTCTATCATTATATATTTTTGTATGAACTAAATAGATATAACATTGTTGTTCTTCAAACCAAATTGGTTGTGTTGAACCACCTACTTTTACTTTTGAACTAAAATATAATTCATCTTCAGGAAATTTATTATTGAATTTATTTTCAACATCAATTATTTTTTCAAATTCAAAATTACCTTTATCTATATAAACAACAAAATTAGGAGATGTATTATATATAAAATGTAAACCATTATTATGAATAAAGAATAACCAATTTTTCTCCCACATTACTTCATCACCAACACCAAAACGCATTCTATTAGGCTCTTCTACATCTATATCTTTTATAAAACGATAATGTTTATCTAATAATCCTATTCTTGTATTCCAATTTTCATCAATGTATGCTACTGAGTGATACATTTTCTTTTTATATATGAATGATCTATAGTCTTCAAATTTAGCTATTTGATTGTATGTAATTTCTTTTTCACTATAATCAATTAATTTTAAATTTTTATCAAATTTAAATTCATATAGTGTTCTACAATCGCCTAATTTTTTCATAAATTCAGTTCTTGCTGTATCTCTATCTACGCGTGCTACTCCTTTATAACCTTTTGATATTGGTATTAAAGATAAATTGTGTGAACAATATTCAGTTTCTATAATTTGTAAATCATTTTGTTTACTTGTTCTCCAAGTTCCTTCAAACATGTGCGTTATGTATATATCATCATCATTTATTTCAAATGGATTATTATATTTTTTAGCATTAGAATGCGATTGATTACTGCCAAATCTATTTATTGATAATAGTTGTGATTTATTTTTATTTATATCGTTCTCGAAATTATGTTCTCTACCAAAATAATCTAAGATATGTTTTGTAAATCTACCTGGTCCTGTATTTTGCAATACACCATTTTTTGGATTTGCAATTATATCATTTATTAATTTTGATAATGCTGGATGTTTAGGTTTAGTTGCTATAAACCAATTACACACACTTACGTAGTTATCATTTATTTTATCTACTATATCATCAAATATTCCTAATGATGTATTTGCTTCTAACCCAACAACTAAATCTTGATGTTCAATAAAATTGTCTAAGGGTTGGTTACAATAAACATCAGTGTCAGCATATACACCTCCATTTTCATACAAATAACAATACCTAAAGAAATCACTTTTTTCACCTCGTTCAGTTAATGTTTTATAAGCATCATTATATATAGAATTAGTAAACCAATTATCGACTGCGTTTTGATTAAAATAAAGAAAATTATAATAGGGGTTTTTTTCTTTAAATGAATCAATCATGTAATCATTAACATCTAAAATATCATAAGATGTATAAATAAAATTATGAGGTATCAAACGAAATATTTTATCTTCTTGCACATAATCCCAAAACTTTTTATTACCAATAGATTCCATTTCTTGTAATTTACCTGGATACTCTACGTGCAATATATCCTTGCCTTCATGACTAACATATTTTGTTCTGCCAAAATCATGCTTTAAAACATATAAATTACCTAATTGTCCTATTTCATAATCTGTCTCTTCTTCTCTATTATATGCTTTGTTTACACATTTACCTAATAATGCTGGACCTGTATAATCTAAATAAAACATTTCTTGTTTGTCTTTACAGTGCTTTACGATTCTATCAATACAATCTTTTAATAAAGGATTTTGAGGTACAGTACCTATAAAAGCATTACCTAACCATTTATAAGCCATAGGATCATCTCGTGTAGCTATAAAATAACTATCACTCAATATCCAATTATTTAATGGTAGCTCACATATTGTGTCAGCGTCTATATATACACCACCTTCAATATACAATACACAATATCGCCACAAGTCCGCTTTAAAAGCACCAGGTATTAGAGTAAGGTATGCTTGTAACACATCCTTAGTAAAATGTTTTTTTATAAATTCTACTCTATCGTTTTTATCAAAAAAATAATATTGCCAATCAGGGTTTTTTATTTTCCAACTTAAGCAAGCTTTGCTCATACCCTCAGGTAATTGAGTGGTTTCAAATGTTTGAAATATTTTTTTAGGTATCAACATTAAACAGAAATGTCTAATCGTTCAGCCCACCCATTAGATGCTGAATGTGCCCAAACAATTATATTGGTTGGTTTTTTAGTATTTGATTCTACGGGTATATTAAAGTTATCTTTATTTTTTATTAATTGATTTAAATGAGTTATATCTTTTCTATATAATTCTTTTTTCTGTTCATCTTCAAATATTATAGCGCAAAAAGTATAATCATTATATTGGAATTGATTACCATGTAAATTTAATATGTGATTGAATTTGAGATGATACTGTTCATTTTTTATACCTAATGTTGGTATTTGATTATTTAAACATGATTGTCTAATAGCCCTATCCCTAAACCTAATTCCGCTATATTCTTCGTAATCCTGAAGCGTTCTTTCTTTACCAAGACCATAGACTCCAAAATGTTTTTCATTACAAGGAGAACAAACTTCACCATCTACTCCTAAGAGCTGTCTTACTCTGTTATGTGTGTGTGTATTTTTTTCTACCCAAGTTGTATCATCGTCCCAATGTTTTGTTCTACCTGTTCTGGTGTACTCGTGATAAGCAATTATTTCATTTGGATGAAATAAATCATAACCATGTGTAAAAGACCTAACAGCAAGAGTTATTTCTTCACCGTGAAAGTAAAAAGAAGGATCATGCTGAACCTCTTCTGCGTGTTTACCTGTTGTAAAAGCAAAATGTGCTGAAAAAAATCTTGCTGGTAAAGGTTTGCTTGTGTCTTCAATTGTATAAGGAAGGAAAAACACTACACCTTCAGGCGTAAATCTATCAAATTTCATTCCCCAAACATCAGCGTTATCTTTAATGTTAAAATTATTTGGATCGTATGCTGTTGCGTAAGTAGTAAGCAATGGCTTTTCATGCCCTAATTCTTGCAGATTCTCATACATTTTAATCAACTTAACATCCCAATCTTTTACAAACCTATGGTGACTATCAAGTTGTAATGTATATTTTTCATTATTGTATTCTTGCTGTATTAAATTACGTGCCCAACAAGCACCGTTTGTTTCAGTATAAGGTATATCTAATATTTTTACCCTTTTGTCTTTTTTATATTTACCTAAATCATCCCACTTATCTTCTGTTGAATGTTGCCAAGCAACACATACCATAATATTATTAGGAAATTTTGCGTTGTCAAATAATGAATCTAATGTAGGTACTAACTCTGGGTCACGGTAAGATGCAATTTGGATGAATATACTATTTTCCGACATGAGTAATCTATTGGATTAAATTAAATTTAATTAAAGTTATTAATTATAAACCAATTAAAAAAATATTAAATATTGTAAAGGTTTTTTAGATTGGTAATTTTTTCTGATAACCATTCATATTGCAGCATATCATAAGCTTCTTGATGCCACTTTATGTTTGCTTGAGGTGTTAATATTTTTAAATTATTTATTTCTTTATACCCCTCTAATTTATTTGACACAAAAACATCTAGAAAATATCGGTTTGGTTTAACACCACACATGACAGTAAATTGATTTATTATATGACCTCCCCAGGAATGACCTCCATTTATATCTAATTTAAAACCTAACTCACAAACCAAATCTACAGATTCAGGAGTAATACTTATATCTATCCAGTGTTTGTCATAATGTTCTATGTAACCATTATAATGTTTAGACCAGCCGCCTAAAACAATTACATTGCCATTTAAATGACTATTAACTTTATGTATAAACTCTTTTGTTTTTACGGACATGATGGGCAAGAGATTGGTCCTGCAGTTTTTACACCATTTACAAAAGTATAGTATACTGATCCATCTTCACTTATATATTTAGTACCTGAATCTAAACTTAAACATCCTAATCCTGAATACATTCTTGTAGCAGAAGCTACAGTCGCTGCGTTAAAGTAGTTTGTTCTTTGATTATCTGGAGGCACACAACATCCATAATAAACTCCTGTTGAATAACCTATAGATATACCTATACATGTACCTGGTGTAGGAGTAGGTGTAGGGCTAGGCGTTGGACTCGGAGTTGGAGTCGGGGTCGGCCCTGCTGTTGGACTCGGAGTTGGACTCGGAGTCGGTGTAGGCGTCGGTGCTCCAGGCGTAGGCGTAGGCGTAGGCGTAGGCGTCGGTGCTCCAGGTGTCGGACTCGGAGTTGGACTCGGAGTCGGTGTAGGAGTTCGTGTAGGCAATTCAGACGTAGGTGTCGGTGTAGGTGGTGGAGTAGTACATGAATTACAATCTGTATATACCGCATTTGCAAGCGTACCTGTGGTAAAAGTCGGATCAATAATTTCATAACAATTTCCATCAGGCATCAATAATACAGAGTAAGTTGGGAATGTATTTGCAGCCGCTCTACCTACAGTGTAATTATTAAATCCACCATCACATCTTGTTATTGTATAATCATCATATAAAGTTGATGTTGGGGTTGGCGTAGGCGTAGGCGTAGGCGTAGGCCCCCCAGCTGTTGGTGTTGGTGTTGGTGTCGGTGTTGGAGTAGGTGTAACACAGACTCCTACTAAAGTAACAGTTCCATCACCACTTGATAAAGTAGGTACTCCTAATGCACAAACTGATGATGAATCTCCAGCATCTACAGACTCGTATTGTGTTGCACCACTACAATCAGTATAACTAAAGTTACCAACTGAAATTGAACCTCCCTCTAAATCCCATTCATTACAACCACCTGGCGTAGGTGTCGGTGTTGGAGTAGGAGTAGGAGTAGGAGTGGGGTTAGTAGCTATACAAGTATCACAATCTGGGTAAACATTAGTATAGTCATTAGCGTTTACAGTTGAACTAGTTTCATCTATCTCGTAACATTTACCGTCAGCCATTAATACTATATCACCCGGAGCGTTTCCACTAGCATCTGCTACTCTAACATTAATATAGTTAGCACTACCTTGTCCTGGACACATTGTAACAGTATAATAATTAAATGCAAAGGTTGGCGTTGGTGTTGGCGGAGGTGTAGGCGTTGGGCCAACAGGAGTAACTGTTGGTGTCGGAGTTACAGTCGGACTACAACTTACTCCCGTGTCACTTGCACTACCACCGCTTACTGAAGGTGTTGTTCCGGTTAAAACACATACATCAATATCATAATCTGCAGGCAATATTCCTGTCTGAGTGTTTCCATCACAATCAGTATATGAGTAATTACAACCACCAGTTCCACTTGGACAAGCCAATATCCACTCAGTACAAGATGGTATCGGTGTCGGTGTCGGAGTCGCAGTAGGAACTGGAGTCTGAGTCGGCGTCGGACCAGGTGTAGGCGTTGGACTCGGTGTAGGCGTTGGTGTTGGGGTAGCAGATGCACATAAAGCACAATCTGTATAAGTTTCTACTATATCTACTGTACTAGTTGAACCTGTTACTGAAGGATTTTCATAACAAACACCACTATGCTTTACAACAGCAGCAAATGTACCTCCTGATGGCAATCTAAATACTTGAGTGCTTCCGCCTCCACACTGAGTATACTCTCTATAATCATACACAATAGGTGTCGGAGTTGGGGTCGGTGTTGGTGTTACAGTCGGCGTCGGCGTCACAGTTGGCGTCGGCGTCACAGTTGGCGTCGGCGTCACAATAGGAGTAGAGGTTGGTGTTGGAGTTGGCGTACCAGTAGACCTATAATCCCATACTAAATATAAAATATTTCCGCTTGCTGGCATTATGAAATCTGCCGAATAAATTGTAGGAGCGCCAACACTAGATATTGGTGCTGCATCTATTGCTAAAGAAAGTAAACTTGTAATATCTGTTACATTATTTTGATAAAATGTGTTTGTTCTTAAATATTTAAATTTATCCACTGAAGGGTTAAATACAAAATCATCAAAATTAATTTTGTTTGAATTTATAGTAACCGTAGAACCGTCAACTGGGAAAACTCCACTACCCTGCGACCCTGAAAATAACTGGTATTGGGAGATAGCAAAAGAAGCAGAAGTGCTTGTAAATTCTACTAAATTAGATTCATTAGGTGAAACCGTAACTCCGTCAGTCCAACTAAATTCGTTGTGTATAAATTCTCCAGATTCAAGTGGATCAGTTACACAAATGTTATATATGTTTAAAGCGTTTGCTCTTGGACAACTTACACTTATTTGAATAGTATCATTTTGATTTGAATCAGAACTTACAACTATGGTAACCTCTTGTATATTTGGAACATTTTTATCAAATGTAAAACTGCCAGATGTTTGGACAGAACCGGATGTATATGTCACACCTTTATAGATTGCTTTAATTGTATAACTAACTTGAGAAATAGAACCCTCTGTAATTAGTTGAACTCCAGACTCGTCTGTCATTAGAACATTAGTTTCGCTTTCAATATCTTGTTCTCCTTCTTTTGGAATTACATAACTAACAGTCACCAATCCTGTTTGTTCTGTTACATCTACGCAATACACAAAGTCTTGATTAGCTATTACTGTTATATCTTGTGTAACACCACACGCTAAACAAACTGGTATTTCAGGTTTTAATATTGTATTTGAAGTTAAAACATACTCATCCATGTAAGGGTCGTATCCTCCTAATTTTTGAGTGGTAAATGCTCCGGTAAATAAATCTCTAAACCAGCTTCTCATACCAGTATCCGATATAACAATAAGTCTTTCATCTGAAAAAGATCCTCCCAACAATTGAATCACAGCTCCTCTTTTAACATCAGTAAAATATTTGTTTTCACCCCAAGCCACGAAACTTTCTGGGTTATTACTAATACCATAGTTTTCTATACGAGCAATTTGATTACCTAATACTTCTGGAACAGAAGCTACTAAACCACCGCCAGTAGAATCAGATATAATATTTTTAGATGCTAATACGTATGACACTTTGTCTTCTTGTAAAACAAGTATATCAGTTCTTCTACCATATAATATTTCAACATCTCCATAACTTTCTTCTAGCGGTTTGAAATTCGCTAAACCTAAATTAAATTCATTTAATTTATTAATATTAGTTTCATCATTATATACACCACTATAAGTTAAATCAGCAAACCTATGAGCTTCTTTATATTCTACGTTAGAAGTTGTAAATACTCTATTACCTAAATTAAAAGTTTTACCATTTAAAGCGTCTCTTACTTTATAACTTTCTACCCCATTTCCAAACGCAAAACAATTAAAAAATTTAGTATCAACTACTCCAGCAACTCCTGTAGATATATCTTGATTAGTTATGTTACCACTATGATTACCGTTTGAATCAATAGAAAATGATTCTTCGTTTTCAAACCACACATCAGGTAGCGCCTCGGCTGGCTCTGTTTCAAATACAACAACCGAATCTCTTCTAAATACAGTAAATGTAATTTCAACACGAGACCTATATCTACTTGATGAACCAGCATTATTACAAGCTTCAGTACCGCTTACTAATAAATAATATGTATTGTTTGTTCCGTTTTCATAAAACCTATAATAGTTATTTAAAAGTAAATCACTAGAAGTCGATGGGCTGTTTGATTGACCTCCAAATATAGTGTACATTGTCGAATTACCTAAATTATTTCCTGCGTATCCATTAGATTGTGGAGTGCCTGTGGGTGAACCAGGAACTAACCCTGAAATAACAACGTTTCCTACCGGGTCTGAAGGTTCTCCTGTAAAAGTAGTGGCATTATTTTCTATTGCATAAGTTGCATTGCTATTAATAAACCATTGATACATATCTGTGTATGTATCTTGCGCTATAAATTGCTCCTCTATCACACTCTCTCTTTCTTCACAGCCTCCGCCTCCACCCGCTCTTCTTTGTTTTATTTTCATTACTATTCTACTTCCGCTAGGCACATTGTAATTCGTGCTAGTTCCTCCAGACGAAGTAAAGAAAGGATATGCTGCTACTGGATTTTCTTGAGGATTATCTGCTGTTTGCTGAAAAGTTCCTAAAGAGATAATATCATCAGCGCTTTCCTCAGTTGAAAAATCTTGAGACTTCATTTTCATATATGTTCCTCCTGGAACAGGATTTCCACTTGCAGGGGTAATAAAGTCCGCAACTTGTGTTTGTTTTTCTAAAACAGTTGCGAATACACAAGATTCAACCGGGCCGTTTGCATCTCTTTTTACAATTAATCTATCGCCTTCTTCAACTTTAGCAATATTATCTCCTTCTAATAATAAAAATGTATTATTAGAATTAGGGTCATTAATAAATATGCTAGAGTATATAGTCTCATAAGTTGTTCTATCTGGTTTTAAACAAAATTTATATCTTGTTGCCCAAGAAGGAGCTCTTTGGCTAGTTGGTATTGTGGCAATAATTTTATTTAAAGTCTTAGAGTTTCTGCACGGAATATTTACGGTATTATTATTGCTAACTAAAGCTGTTGAAGCCCTGTTATATTCATCCATGTATATTATTCCTAATTCATAACCTCTATTACTATGCAAGCTTTGTAGGTCTGCCGTAGCTTGTAATGTAGCAGTAATAGATGTAAAGGTATTGTATGATATAATTAAATTAGTTGTTCCTGGTGATGTTTGAATATATTGAGCTACAGGAAATTTTAGCTCTATTTGAGTTCCGTTTAATGTTGAAGCAATTGGTTCACCTTTATTAGTAGATGGAGGAACTGAGGCTGTGCTTGATGTTAATCCTGTTTGATTTAAAGAGTAACTAAATCCTCCACCTGATAAAGTTGGTGTTAAAGAAAAATTAAACGCATCTGTTAACGTTGCACCTAAACCATTTTGAGCATCTGCTACAGTCTGAATAGCAGAACTTATTAAACCCAGTTTAGATTGAAAATCTGAACTATTATATAAATCTGAAACTGTAGTATAGTTATCAACTAAAACATACTGAAAATTAATTAGGGTTTCTCCTTGTAGTTGAGTTGGAGTATCTGATCCATTATAAGATAAATGTTGATAAGTAAAAGAAAAATTTAAACTTGCTCCTTGAATTAATTTACTTTCATATCCACCTAAATCAAAAGTAAAACCAGCGGTAGTTACGTTTAGAGTATTACCAAAAGCTGTATAATTAAATGCTAATGAATTAGAAGAATTTAAATCTACTCCACTAGCATCTTGAGTGTCTAACGCAACTGTGTATTGTAAATTTAGTGGTAGATTGTTTTTATCAATTAAATTATATCCTTCTGTGTAATTACCATAAATTAATCTATTTCCCATTAAAGTTTGAGCTTTAGCTTGTCTAGGAACATTATCATATAATCTTAATATTTCACTTTCAGGAAGAACAGTAAATATTTTACTGTTTGTAAAAACATAAGTTGCATTAGTGTTATGTGGTCCTAATGGTGATTTCTTTATTGTTTCAATTATTTTTATAGTAGGATCGTTTGCTTCCTTAAATAAAATATCTATACCAATAACTAGGGAACTACCTGTATTATAAGTTATTTGAACTCCAGATTTAGAGTTTACCATTCCCTCATTTAAAAAGCTATTTGGAGAAAATTCAAAAAAACTTGGTTGAAAAGCTGGTTCGCTAAACTGAGATACTGCTGAATATTCATTATTAGAATATTTGTATCTATAAGCAAAACAAATAAAATTATCTTCTAAAAAAGAGTCTTCTAGTGTGGTTGTTAATAAATTTAAAGTTGGTGCAGCAACAGGCGGTTGTTTAATTACTAATATTTCATTATTAGTAAACTGGTCTATATTATTGAATGGATTTTCGTAATTAAAATCAATATTAATTACTCTTGGAGCATTTAAATTATCAGTAAAAAAAATTAAATTATCAATTTTATTTACACTATTTATTAAGAAGTTAGGATTAAAATTTAAAGTAGTGTTAGCACCATTTCCATCATTAATACTAACCACATGGTATGTTAATCCCCCTGTTATTACGTTATAAGAAACAATTAAATCTAATTTTCCAGTTGCTCCCACAGTAAATGCAGGATCGTGAACAAACCAATAAATGGTTTCATTTGCACCATCTTCAAAAGCCCCTATACATCTAGCGGAGTTGCTTAGTGCAGTACCGTCTATATATTGTAGTGATGTTACTTGAGTATTACCCTTAGCATTTTCAACGGCCCCTATTTCTGATTCTTCAGTAGAACCAAGTCTAACATTCAAAGCATCTATATACTCTCCGTTTGGTATAAGCCTTTCATCAAGGCTTTTATTCATACGCCCAGCTACAAAATTTCTTTGAATGTTTGCCATTTTATTTTATCCACTTATCTTCACCTCTAAGATTCATAAGCAATCTACTTGGGTGAATGTTACTTAATCTGATTTTAGCATTTCTTAATAAAGCTTGTTTGTTTTTTCTTGCTCTATTAATTATATACTCTTGCACTCCAAATTTACTATTTAATATAGCATATTGTATATAAGCATAAATATAATCTTCAAACAATTTATTTACACTTATTTGTGAGTCATCACCATTTTCCATTCCATCAGATATGTATTGTAGCACACATTGTCTATTGGCCATAGTTGAATCAAAATTAATAACACCAGCTTTTTTATCAATAGTAAAAGTAGGATTAATGTTGGCTGTTTCTGTATTTAAACCGTATCTAGCTCCAATACGAGAATTGTATATGTCGCCATCACAATCAATACAGTTACCGTTCTCGTCAGCTTCATTATTTTGATTTAAATAAATACTATTTAAAGACCCATCTTTTCTTGCAGTATCTAAATTTGACTCTATAGTTGATACATTATTATTTCCATCATACCCAAAAACAGACGTAGAGTTTTGTAGGTATTGAATGGAAGATTGTACTTGAATATTTTCAGTTAATTCTCTTAATGTGTTACCCTGAAACAAGTAAAGTTTTACCCAGTTTACATAATCTGATGGTAAAACAAAACGCAAGTCATCATATACTGTTAATTCTAATGCTTTTATTTCTTTAAAAGCATCGTAGTTTAACTCTTGAATTGCTCTCTTTGCGTGAAATAATATCTTATATCTATTTTCATTATTAACTAACGAATGATTTCCATCATACATCAATTCAAAATTAGTCATTATGTTATCTAAACTTACGTATTGATAAGAACCCCAATTACTATCTGTGGGTGCAATCCCATCATTAGTATAATATTTTCGTTGATTTATATATGCCATAATTATGTATTAGTTTGATTTTGCTGTTGCTCTTCTATTTGTCCAAACTGAAATACATCAGCCTCCCTTATTGATATACCTGCATATTGTAATATTCTTGCTACTAAATTATTTAAGTCATCAATCGGTAATTCAAAATCTTGATAATCACTTTGTGTTTGATCGAACAGTGGTTCACCGTTTAATAAAGTAATATAAGTCCATTTTGGGTCAAACGGATAACGAACATAAGTTCCTTGTATATCTAAAGCTCCATTGAATGTTGCAGGAAAAATAGTTATGGAATCTCCCTTTTGAGTATATGCTGGATATTGAGATGAAGGGGATGTTAAAAGAGATTTATTTAACAAATCTATTTTATTAATACTAACTTTCTCAGCTTGACCCTTAAGAACACCTCCCTCGTAACACAGAACTTTATTTAATAAATAATAATCATCACCAGTAGTCGTTTGACTAGGAAGATAATATATGTTATTAGAGTTTTGTACTAAAGTTTTTGTAACAGAAAAACTATCAATTACTTCTTCATAACCAAGTTTTATATCAGCATATCCCGTTCCCGAAACCCTTGCATTTTCCTCGTTTATTTGCTGATTATAATTTATAAAATATTCGTCAAACAAATCTAATTGTGCTTGTTTAGCAAACAAATTGAAATCACTAGGAGATATATACCCATAGTTATTCTTGTTTATAATTGCAAGCACAGTATTTCTTACTGAATTTATCATTTGAAAATCTTTTTACAAAGATACACAAAATAAAAAAGCACCCTTATTTGGGTGCTTCTTCTTTATTTAGTAAGATACTTAAACTAGTTAAGCATTTACAATACTTGTTACAGCTTTAGGTAATTCTAAAGAAAACATTGGGTTTGTCCAGCTTGTAACTAGAGCACCTTCAGTAGCATTTAGTATAGCAGTGTAGACATCATGCCCAACTTGAGCTGCAGTTGTTACTGTAGTTGCAGTTCCATCTGCATACTTTATAACAACAGTTGTAGCAGTTGCAGTTGCAGTACCTATTGACTTTATTCCGTTAACACTAATTAGTGTATTAGTAATAGGGGCGTTTGTAATTTTGATAAATTTTTCCATTTTATAAAAAGTTTTTAATGGGTTAAACAAGCTATAAAGTTACGAATTTTTAGCTAATGCTTTTAAGTGTTTAAATACCTCTAAACCATCATCACTTTGAAAAAAAGATGTCATAATATACATAGGGTCTTCACCGAATGGTATATTACACATTTTCTTTTTATTAGATGGCGTATTAAACCACACTTCCTTTTTACTGTTTCTTAACTGTATTAAGTTTTTATCTAAAATATCTTGTACGGTAGCATTAAGCTTTAACATAGGGTCACTTAATAATTCCATAAAACCACCTGGGTTTTGTTTTGCAAATATTAAAATATCACGTCTAAGCTCTGCAGTTGTTACCTTGCTAACATCTTGCTGGAATAAAACTCTAGCAACGTTTTCTACTTGATCTACATCTAGCTGTCTAGCCTCTATAAGAGCATCTACTTGTAAATTTAAATCCTCTACAAGGTCAGCAGCTTCTTTAGCTTTGTTAACTTCAACAAATATTCTTCCATTACCTGGATGATAATGTAAAAACTTTTGTAGTATTTGATTATTTTTAGGAACAAACAAAAATCCATCTTCAAATATTACAGGCTCTAAAATAGCATTGTCATCTTGTTCGTCTTGAAATGGACTGTTCTGATTCCTTGCATATCTTAAAGGTCTGTTAATTCCTGTTTCTTCATCAAAATGCAATAAGGGAAACCTATTAGTGTGCCTTGAGGCTAAGATTAAAGATAAAGGTGCAACATCTCTTGTAAGCTTATAAGATTTGTCAACAAATTTTGGTGATTGTTTTTTTGGTTTTGGTTGAGCAACTTTTTTGGTTTCAGTTTTCTCAACTACTTCTGGGGTAGTATTTTCTTTTTTCATTTGATTTAATTTAATTTGATTTTAAAAAAGGGGCGCATTGCTACGCCCCTAATATTTAATTATTAGTCTTGAAATAAGAAGAAGTTGTTTGCACCTAAAGTACATACAGCTCTCTCAGACAAGAAGTTTACTTGCATGTTATCGATATCCGACGTTGCAGCACCACCAGCAGAGCCAGTAATCCAAGTCTTATATCTTCTGTCTTCAGTTTCTGAAGCTCTATATCTAACATGTAAGAAAGGTCTCTTAGCGTTTTTACCAAGAATTTGGTCATAAACACTTGTTGAACCAGCTGGAACTAGAAGACCATTGATCTTCCCTGATGTTGCTCCTGATGGTAATCCACCTCTCATTGTAGGGTCATTTAGGTATTTCCAGTCAGTCTTATAGAAGTCGTAACCTCTTCTGAATCCTGTGAATCCTAAGTTTAAAGCCATATCTTCGTCATTGTCAAATAGACCATAAGAAGTACCACCCGCTCCGTGAGAGTTTTGTGCAGCTAACATATCGTCAATGTCAAATCCAAATTGTCTGTTAAGGAAAATAACGTTTTCCTCAATAGAACCTTGCTTATCTAATCTACTGATTATAGAATCAAAGTCAGCTAGGGCTACTGGATTTCCACCATCCCAAACGTTTCCTCTTAATCCTACTACGTAGAATATACCATCTGAACCAGCTCCTGGGTCAGCAGCACCAGCTGCACTACCTAAGATAGCAGCAGCTCCAGAGTTTTGCTCTGCAGGTACAGCTTCAATCATTGCTGTTTCTAAATAGTCATCGAATCTTAATCTTGTTTCGTGCTCAGACTTTAAGTACCATAGGTAACCAGTTGCGCCATCTTCAGTAGTGATTTCAACCCAACCAATTTGAGCCATATCAGAACCAGATACTGTGTAAGTATCTTTAATGATAATAGGCTTGTTGTCGAAGATGAAGTCATTAGCTTCTAATGAACCAACCATTCCTGCTGTTCCTTTTCTAAATTCTGAACCGTAAATGAATACTGTAACGTCTGCGTTACCGACTCCAGTACCTGCCTTTACTAAACCTGCTGCTTCATAAAAGTCAGCTGTGAACTGTCCTCTACCACCAGCGGCATTGTTTACTGCACTTACTACAGCCTTGTTCACACCTGAACCATCATTTTGAACAACTACAATAGTTTGTCCTATTCTGATTACTTGTTGAGCTGCTGCTGGGTCTAGCGCATCATTTACTTGAAATACAGCTTGGTCAGCATTTAATATTGCTGCTGTACCAACTTGTGTATATTTCGTGTGTAACCTACCTTGCTCTGCCCATTTGATAAGGTCTGAGTTTGTAGGCATCTCTGCTCCTACCATTCTAAGGAATGAGGAGATTGTTCTATTACCATATCTTTCAAATTCTTTTTCGTAAGTATCTGGTAAGTACTGATTCAACCAATTGAAATCTGCATTAGTTAAATAGTTTTCCGGTGTTGGAGTTCTTTCTGAACTCGGTGTCAAAGCAAACCCTGGGGTTGCTAATACTTGTCCTGCCATAATATTATTTTTTATTTATTTAAATTATTAACTTCTTTTTATACTCTTAATTTTTAGTCCACGACTCGAAGGTTGTGAAACTGATTTTACTTGAAGTCCTGATTTTGTAGAAACCTCTGGTGCAGTACGCTCACTCATGTTTATGTTTTTCGTTTTACGTATTACATCATCAGTTGCCTGTGATTTGCCTTGTTCATAAAAGAACTGAGCAAACTTCTCAGGATTCATTGCAATTGCTAAAGAGCGGTGGTATCCTTCTGCGTCTTTTAAATACCCATTAGAATCCAAAAATTTATTTACAAAATTAAGTGGAGTCTCTTGAGCTTTTTTAAGTTCAGAAGCACTGCCTGGAGTATAAACCACATCATTATCACCTACGTTGAATTTAAAACCTTTAAATTCGGTGCTAAATATTTCGTCGCTTTTTTTGACGAACCATTGTCTTTTATGATTTGCTTGCTCCTCTTGAGTTTTAGCAGACTCAAGATATTGCCTATATTCAATTAGTTCATTATTATCAGCATTGGCAGAACTTTCCCTTGACTCAAGGGGCTGTTTGTATGTCTCTTGCTGTTGTTTAAGAAACTTTTTTGCTTTGGCAATTTCTTTTTTCTTTGCTAATTTTATTTTCTTAATCTCAGTTGGTTCATGTATTTCTTCATCAATAATAAAATCTTCCATTAGAAGATCTATATCTTCAGAATCTAAACCTTCTTCTGTTATAGAATAATATTCTTTTAGCAAAGCATCTGGACTTAAATCAGAATAATCTTTTTGCAATTTTGCAAAATCATTAAAACCACGTCCAGTTTCTTTTTTATACTTTAGGTAAGCAGCAACGTCTTCTGGAAGCGGTTCGCTTTCCTCACGCTTGCTAACTAATTCATCAATAGAATTAATTTCCTTACCGTATCTTTTTCCAATATATGAAAGAACTTCGTCTTCATTTAATTCAGGCTGAGCTTCTAGCTTTGGAGGTTGTTCTTCAACTACCTCTTCAACAGGAGCTTCTTCCTGTGTATTGTCTTCTTTAACCTCAACTTCTGCTTCAGGCTCTACAGCCTTTACCTCTATTGATTCTTGCTCAGTCTCTGACTGAAACTTCTCCTCATGCTTATCAAGGAGTTCTTGTTCTATTTGCTGAGTTGATTTTTCATCAGCCGATACTTCTCTTACTTTAATGTCCATTTGATTTGATTTAATTTATATGCAAAGTTACGCAAAATTTAAACATATTATCTTGGCTCAAATTCAGATAAGTCAAAACCATCTAAGCTATCCTCGTTTGATTCAAAGTTTTGCGGAGGTAAATTGTTTTTTCTTTGGGTTATTAATTTAGACTGCTCAGTATTTTGCTGACTAATTCTATCACTCTTTGCTTGCTCTTTATCGCTTTCTCTTTTAGATAATTGAGCTTGAGTCATACCTTGCAATTGCAGGTTATAATTAAACTCTTGCTGCATTAACTGTGCTTTTAATTGAGCTTCAGCTTTTTGTTTTTCTATTTCAAAAGCAACGTCTGCTTGCCTGTACTGCATCTTAGCTTGAGTTTCCGCTTGTATTTTTTGCATAGCTACTTGTGCCGCAAGTTCCTGAGATTTTAATTGTTGCTGTGTAATCATCGCTTGCTTTTGCATTTCCATTTGTTGATCCTGCTCTTGCTTAGCTTTACGTTTTACTTTAAGTAATTGATTTGCAAGTTTTAGATTTCTTATCTCACGTATATCAATAGCGTCTTCAAGATTTATATCTCCCTTAGATAATGCCATTTGAATATTCTGCTCAAGCATAGCTTTTTGCTCTTCATCTGGAGACATCTCAATAAAAATTCCAAAGTCATATATATATAACTCAGATATATCTCCAAGTATACTAACATTGTATTTACCAATTTTATTTACAAAGTCATCTTTAAAGTCTGCGTATTCTAAAATATCCGCTACCCTATAAGTCAGCGCTTCAGCTAACGTTCTATATATGTAAAGACTTCCATCTAATATATGACGAGTAGCGGTATTAGAACTTAATGCTGCTAATTTTTGCACGCCAACTAAAGCATCCGAGTTAGCAATTGTACCGTCTCTCGCTTCATTTAAGCCTGTTACAGCTCGAATCATGTCTAAATAGTGGTTTAGGTTCCCTATAAGCATTTGTGCCTTAGAAGCTCCTGAATTGCTTGTAAGTTGCTGTATTGGGACTTTACCTTGATTATAGTCACCTTCTTGCGTATAACTTCTACCAATAACCGAACCTGTTTGAAAATATAAACGCAGGGCATCCTCTGGATTATAAGCCGCTCCCGTACCTAAGTCAACTTCATTTAAACCATCGGCGTCAATATACACACCATCAGGAACAGTTCGTGATATAACTTGTTGTAATTTTAAATGTGTCATCTGAATCAAATCAGCATACGGAATCATTCTTCTAACTAAAGACTCAATAACTCCTTTATACATTCTAGGCGCTACAGCTACATAATTAGGTATTGCGTGTTGAGATGCAGACTTAGGTCTAACCATATTCTTAGCTAGCTCCCATTTTAAAATTATGTTTGTACCCATAACCATGACTCCATCGTACCAAACATCAATTGTCTTTTCTACTTTCTCAAAATTGTTTTCCTCCATCATCTCATCAGGTGGATTAAAACCATCATCTTTTTCTATCATACTCATATTCCCGTTCTCTTTGACTTTTTTCTTATAAACCATCTTCTTAGTTGTTTTATAATTAAAGTACATCAATGTACAGGTGTCACGATAGAATATATCGTTTTCGTAAAACTGAGCTGTATTAAAATAATTATACCAGCTCTGACTGTATTTAGATATTTTATCTAAATCATCATTAGTAAGCGTAGGGTCAATCTTCATTAACTCAGCAATAGGAACAGTTTTAATTTCTCCCCAATAAAAACAATCTTTAAAGTGTGGGTCTTCAGTATAACTGTACACGACATTAGCTGGGTCAACATAAGCTACTTTAACTCCAGAACCAGGAAGAAACTCATGCTTTGCTACAGCCATGCCTGTCACCATCATATCGTAATCTAATCGCTTACGAATATCTACATAATGATTCTCTGCAAACATTGTGTCAATCGCTTCTTCTTCAGCAATCTCTATAGCCGGTTTATAATTTAAATTCATATAAAGAGACAACTCTTCATCACTTGCAGGCAACTCATCTGGATTCATTATAAATGGATCAAAGCCTGTATTTTTCTGAACTATTTCAAGAACATCTTTAGCAGCCATTTGACCTTCAATCATTTCTTGATACTTACTTCTTTTAGATTGTGATAACGCATCCTGAGCATACGCCTTTACTTTAAATAGCCTGTCTGACATTCCGTTGACAACTATATCCACAAACTTTGGAATAATCGGAACGGGTGTCCAGTCAAGATTTAAGTAAGACAAATCTCCGTCTACTGCTAATTCATTTTTATATTTTGCAATTGATTGTTCACCTCTTGCATATAGGCGTAGTCTGTTAAAGTCCCTCCACTGACTATAGTATCGACATCCGTTAGAATCTTTACGAAACCATTCATATTGAATAGCTTGTCCTATTTGTAACCCAAACTCATCGGTCGCTTTCTCAGCATCAGATACAAATTGACTAGGGAATCCTACTGATGAAATGTTTATGTTTACCTCTTTCATCTAATTAATTCACTTAATGTTCCTTTGTTGTTATATGTTGCAAAGTTAAGACTTATTTTTGACTCTTTTTTCTGCGGTAGATATACATGTTTTTGATTTGCCATAATAGCTAAACCTGAACTAATACTAGCATCAAACTTAGTTCTCGCACTTATATCAAACCTAGCCCAATCTTCCAATGTTCTAGTAAAATACATACTACCCATTTGGTCTCCAGCTCTGTATGCACCATCTAAATCTAAGCCAACGTATTTTTCTATGTGTGACTCTATAGCGGCAGCATGTGACTGCTTTATATCCTCAGATGTATTTGGTATACCTCCGAGTTCTTTTTCTGTCTTCGATAGTTTAGTGTAATGCTTATCAGGTCTATTCATACTAAAACCTCTATAACCCCTGTTTTTAAAATGATAAAGCAATCTTGGTTTATTGTTCTCAACCAGTATAGGCATACCGTAAAAAACACAAGCCATCAATACTTCTTCAAAAAATATCTCTGCTGTTTGTGGTCTAGCCACATATTCTAAGAAAAACTCATTGCTTGGAGCTTCTGCCATACTATACTTAGTTAAACCATGTAGCGCTCCATTAGATCCTCCACCTCCAACTGTTCCTGATATATCATACGAGTCACATCCAAATGCACCAATATGTTCGTTGGATGGGAAGAACACTCCGTGTTTTGTAAACTTAGCATTGTTTAAACCTTTCTTAGGAGTCCATGATACTTTAAATCTTCCCCTAGAATCTGGCGTCCATATAACTTCTGAGTCTTTTATTCCGTCTTTCCAGTAAAACCTACCTCTTGTTACATGATGCTCCATAATAAGAGAATCATTATAATCTATCTGTTGATATATCTTTGTTAAGTTAAACAGTGAAGACTTGCTCTCATCTCTGAAAGCATGAGACTCGGTTCTAGGAAACTGTCTATAAAATTCATTTAGCGCATCTGCATCCTTCTTTAACGACTCTACCTCTGCCTCCCAATAATCTATAGCTCCATTTGTTATCCACTCATCATCTACCCCTCTAACTTTTTTCTCTGGCTTTCTAAATACAGGCATCCCAAACCTATCTATAAAACCTTCCATGTTCCACTCCATAGGAATAAATAGATTATACAGCCCTGATTTAGTCTGACCATTTGCATTACGAGTCTTTAAATCTGAATCCTCAAACAAACGTTTAAAGTTTTCTCCACCTTTACTAAGCGCATTAGACGTAGACCCCATCATACACTTACCGATTATCTTACTACCTAACCTTAAACAAGTCTTAGTTACACGCCAGTTATTCTGAATGTTGTTTGGTTTAAGCCACTTACCTGATTCATCATGTACTAAAAGCAAAAGCTTCTCACCATCATACGAGTTGTCATCTGTATTTTTCCAGTCAATAGTAGTGTCAAGACCTGTGAGTTCTTCGTTCATCACCTCATGCATATTCTTTTTTGTAATCTTAGACGCAGGAATCCTAAAGGCTAATTCTGTTTTAGGTTTATCCATACCATCTTGTATTGGTTTGAAAAAGAACGGCAGCCTGTTAGCGATTGGAACAACTTTATCTGTAAACATTTTCTTAGCATCTGAACCAGTCTTAGACAGTATACCAACTCTTGAATCTCTAGCCAGAGTTCCTGTGTTTACACACTCAGAAGACCCCATAAAAGAAAAACCTGAACGTCTTATCTTTAAATAATCCATACCAAAGCATCTTTTATCAGCTTTACAAGCTTCCCAGTATATAAAAAATATTCTATTTGCTTCTCTAAAGTCTGGATATCCTACATCAATACTTGTCCATTGTAAATAAACATAATGCGAACCTGTAATATAAGTAGGTTTTCCGTTGTTATGAAACCAATGCCCTAGCTCTCTTCTGTCAAACTCAGCCTCTATATAATCAACCCATTTGTTTTTAAACGCAGAAGGTCTTTCGTTCCATTGGAATATAGAATTTATACGAGCTAAATCTCTAGGCAACTCTTCACGCTCCCAGTATTGATCTTTTTTTTCCTTACCTCTTTTATATACTTCTTTAGGTTCTGGCGGAATACCAATAACCAAACCATTAATGCTAATAATTTTTCCTATTCGACCTGTTTTAGATATTACAACTAAATCATATTTTTCATTATACCCATAGAGCCACGTCTTACTTGTATTCTTTTTTTTAAATACACCAGTTGGAATATAATTACTTAACTCTTGATATAGTTTATTTTGACCTTCGTTCTGCAAACCCTTGTTTTGTATTTGTTTTATCTACGTGTCCTCCAGAGTTAATCACTTCTTCCTCTGAATCTATTTTATTTAGTATCTCAAACGCATCAAATATAGCAAGCTTCTTAGTTGCTGCTGCGTTCTTCAGTCTATCTGCCGCCAACTCATCGTCTGGGTCAGGTTTTATAATATCTTCTTTTGCTACCTTGATTAGCTGTTCTACAGCTCTACGCCCTGCATGTATGATTTCTTTTTTTAATTCATCTGAGTTCATAATACCATGGTTATTTGGTGGTCATACATTCTATATAACTTCTCATCATCTACCATAAACTCATACTCACTCTCTGGTTTAAAAGATATCTTATCTCCTTTGTTAACCCCTTTAGATAATAAGTATTTATTTGGATACTTCATGTAACCAATCAAAGGTTCTTCTTGTCCTCGTTTCATTATAAATGATTCTTCTTTTGCTGCAGGCTTAACAAAACAATACCTGTCGTGACAATGCCACTGACCATCTTGCTTGTACATAAAAAACTGGTCGTTCTCAATAAAGAATAAATTATCTTTAAAATAACTTTTACCACTCTGTCTTCTTCCTTTCATGTCATTATAAAACTTAAATACGTTGTGATGAACTAGAAGGGTATCACCTACTTTTATATCTCCAGTATATCCAAGTGGAGTAGCCTCTACAATTCCTTCACGATTTGATGCTTTGTGATTTTCCTCTGATGTACTTGTAATGAGTTCAATGCCACTTACATTTTTAGTATTGTTGTATCGTTTGTCATCTACTGGCTTTACGATAAAATAAAAAGGTGACCTCATTAAAAGTTTATATTATATTCGATTGATACTGGCATGTTGACGTTGAACTCCTTCCATAAAAGTATTTCATCTTTATGTTGAATCCAAATTTTAAAACCTTGAGATTCTTTGTCGTACTGTATTAAGTGTATAATATAATTCTTACCTAACACTTCTTGCCCTACTATGTAGTGCATTGCTCCTGATTTATAATCAGCGCCTATTGATACTTTCCTAATATCCATTTGATTAAATTTAATTTATACAAAGATATAAATTATTTATCTGCCTTGACCTCGGTATTTTTTTTGGTAATACTTAGAAGATTTTACTTTAGAAGATTTTGTTTTTGCGTGAACCCCTGGTCTACGAGTTTTCGGTTTTTCGTAGCGAAGAGCAGATATTGATTGTGCCATTTAATTAGATTTATTATTTAATTTTTCAAAAGTTCTCATACCTCCAAGTCCTAACATACCAATAAGAACGGTCATAAGATGCTCCATCTGTAGAGCAGGTGGAGCTGTTGCAGCTCCCATATACCATACTAGCATATCTCTTATAATAAAATTATATGCAAGAGCTATACCACACACCCATCCAATAAATGGTCGCCATCCAGCTACAAATATTGTTCTATGCTTTGCCTCCATTTCATTGATAGCAGTTTGCATTTCTATAAGCTTTTGAGGATCTATTTCTTTTCCTTTTATAAGCTCTCTTATTTCTAGGCCTAGACCATCTACGCCTGAGTCACTAAATCCTAATAATTTTTTAAGTAGTTTAAGCATAGGTCCAAATTACGTTTTTTGTTTTAATAGGGTCAGCATCTACATGAATAAACGTATCTGCTATACCTATTCTATTGAAGCCAACATTAAGCAAAGCCTCTAGTATTACATACCTTGTACTGTTTGATGTTACATGTATATCAGCTGCAAACCCTCTAAGGTGCGAAGAGTTTTCTGACCCTCCTACTTTCTTGTTGTGCTTTGGTGTTCTAAATCCTGAGTTAATTCTGAATGGTGTTCCTGCAGCTTCACGTGCGCTGTCTAACATACGTAAGAAAGATTCGTCCATATTACTACCGCTATCGATAGAATCAGGCGAGTCAAATTCTGAGTATGTAAAGTATTTCACTTTTTCTTTATTAGTTGATAAATTTTTATGATCGTATAAATTATCGTTGCCAGTAAAAGTAAACTTTGTAGAGCCTCATTAATTTGAGATATACTAAGCACTAATACTGTTATTCCTAGTATCGTTGGTTCAAAATCTAAATTCATGTTATTCTGTGTCATCATTAATAGGTTCAACTAAATCCCAACTTTGAGTATCCTCGTTCCAGGAGTACATATTGTCATCCTCTGGCATTGGCGTTGGGGGTTGCCAATCACTGTTTTCGTCTAAAGACCAGCTTGGGTATGGGGAAGGCGCAACAAAGACATCTCTGTCTGAGTCGTAGGTATAACCTGTTCCAGCAAACTGTTTTCTTATATTGTTATTATAAGATGTTTGCACCCAGTTTGTATGACCAAAGAGCGTAGAACAAAACCCTACTCCTTTAGCTTCGCTTTCTGTTTCACCATCCATGAGCTCATTGTTGTGTACAACAATTACTCTAGTTACTATATTGTTTTCGTCAAGTTCTGCAAAATGTGCCATAATTTATATTTTAACTGTGAACATAAGTTCCGCTTCCTGTATATTCTAAAATTGTATAAACACCATCTGTTGTTACTGTGGGAGAACCTGTTGTAGTTCCAGAGTAATCCGAAGTGTTCAGTCTAATAACCACTATTCCTGAACCTCCATCTCCTGGAGTACCGTTACTACCTTCTCCACCTCCACCTCCACCGGTATTAACTACACCTGGCTGTGAAACATTTCCTACTCCTCCTACTGGTCCTGAAGCTCCATAACCTCCACCTCCAACACCACCTAATCTTGGGTCAAGGCCGTTTGAATCACTTCCTCCTCCACCACCACCAGCATAATATTTTGCATTGCTAGTAATTGTAACCATTAATCCAGAGCCTCCCACTCCTCCATAAGCTTGTCTAAATACACCATAACCACCACATTCACCGGCTCCTCCACCACCACCAGCGTCTACTCCACTTCCACCATTTACTCCACCTCCATTAAAACCTTGGCTTGCTGTCCCAGCTCCTCCTGCACACGTGGTTGTTCCTGTGCCTCCAGCTCCTCCATAACCTCCTCCGGAACCTCCTGCAGCTCCTTGAACTTGAAAATCTCCACCACCTCCACCACCTGCAGATGTTATTGTAGTTAACGATGGGCCTGCGATAGATGAGTCACCACCTGAAATTCCAGTTCCTGACCCAGTAGATTTTCCTCCACCAGCTCCGACTGTTATTGTGTAAGTTCCTGCAGCTAATGTTATATTTGATTCTGCAGATGCACCTCCTCCTGAAAGAGTACCGTATGATGTCTTTAGGCCACCACCTCCACCTCCACCTCCTCTGGTGTTTCCAGAAGAAGTTTTTCCTCCACCACCTCCACCACCAGCAACAGTTAAAAATGCCATTTCTCCGGTTGGTATTGATAAAGCAGGAGGATTCATTTTATAAGCCATATAAATATATGTTTGGCCTGAACCGTTTGTTCCATTTCCCACTGTTCCATTTAAAATAAAACTAGTTGCATTAAAGTCAATAGTGTGCACACTTCCTGTGTCTTCAGCCGCTGTACTATCTGCCATTAAACGATTATCTCTTGGGTTAATTGGGTTTCTCACACTATCTAATAAAAACCATGGCTCTGCAGTGCTTGATGCTTTCACCATTACAAAGTCAGGTTGAAACCCTACTGCTACAGTATTACCTGTAGCTCCTGTTCCAGTATAACTTCCAAACTTACTAAATCCTGCTACTGATTTCCAACAATATGCTATGTATTTATTTCCATTTTTATTTACACTATCAACACCTGATGAGCCCGTTGCAAATCCAAAATTAGTAGCATTGAAATTTCCATAAGTTATACCTCCATTGCCACCCATCCCTGTAAAAGCAGCTGCACTTGAATTTATACCTATTCCTTCATTAGACGCTAGTCCAACTTGAGCCCCATTCCAATTTCCTACATCTGTTAAATCTTTTAACATTATAAAATCTGGAGTTCCTGATAAACCATGTCCTACTGTAGCTGAAGCACTTCCATCACCTGTCCATGCTACTACACTAAATCCAGCTGCTTGGTTAGCGCTTACAATAGACTGTATTGTTCCGTCTGTGTTAATCGTTGGATTTGCACTCCCTTTCCATTGCCACCCTACAAAAGCATGATTTTCAGCATTGGTGTCAGTAGCAGTTCCTAAAGTAAAGCCATTATCATTAAAAGATGTAATATTGCTTGAGTAAGTTGTTGCTGCTGCAGTAAGATTTGAAGAGATTTGACTCGTTAAACCTCTTATGGTGTCTTGCAAATAATGGTTTCCACTAGAGCTTCTATCTTTTAACCATACTAATGAAGGACTAAACCCTGAATTGTTAACTATTTTAGTAGACGCATTTCCCACATATCCACTAATTCCAAAACCATCCGCTAAAGTTGGCGCAGTTGAACCGTCAGAAGCAAAGGCTATGTATAAAAACGTTCCTCCACTAGCGTTTACTCCACCTCCAGAATCTGCTATTTGAAATCCATTAGACAAATAATTTACACTATATCCTGATGTAAGCTCACTTTGCGTAAGGTTTGGAAATAAAGCATTAGCTCTTGGATTTGATGTTGACCTTTTATTATCAGTCATAGACCAGTTATCTGAGCTATCAGTTCTTTTAATGATTACAAACGCTGGTTCAAATCCTGTGTTTACAATTGGCCCTGATGCTGAACCATTACCGGTGTATGAGCCAATAGATGAATATCCGGCTACTGAAGCAAAACAATATGCTATAAAAGTACCTCCGCTAGCGTTTACATCTCCATAAGTACCTAACGAAAAAACTGAAGAGGTTGGTAGCGTAGAGTTGAAAGGGTTGGTTGGGGTTTGAAAACCACTTTGATCTTGTAATTCCATTACCTGAGTAGCAGGTGAAGGAGTTTGATTGGTAAACATTTTCCATCCGGATATAGCGGGATAATTTTTGAATATAATTATTTCAGGGGCTACTCCTAATCCATGTCCAACAGTACCATTTGCTCCCGTACCCGTAAACTTAACCAATGAAAAACCAGTTTTTGTGTTTGCTTGTACATCACTAGTAATCGTTCCATCCGTATTACTGCTTGTAGTTCCTCCTCCTGCTTTCCAACACCATGCTACAAATGTTTTACCACTTCCGTTTACATCTCCATCAGTACCTAAAGAAAAACCATCGGCATCAAAAGAGCTTAATCTTTGTATATCAAAATTTTGTGCATTAACTGAATTTGATGAAATTCTATTTCCTACACCTCTTGTGGTATCAAACCAACTATGCCAAGCAGAACCACTTCTTTCTTTAATCCATACTAAATCTGGTTTGAATCCAACTCCTGTAATGGATTGTGCTGAGCCTGTACCTGAATATAAAACCGTATTAAAGTTCTCGCTGTTTATTGGGGGTATATTTTCGGATTGTAGATCTCTCCATGCTCCCCCATCCCAAAATTCTACTAAGTTAGTAGTCGTGTTATATCTCCACTCACCTGTACTTGGACTTGTCGGTCTCTGCGCAGTAGTTCCACTAGGCAACTTTAAAGCAGTGTTTAAACTTTCTAAATTAAATAAATCCGGTGATGTAATTTTTGTTGTTGCCATTATGAGTTTATTTTAAATCCTAGAGCTAAATATCCGACACCACTTTGGTTATTCATTGGAGGTGATCCGTAAGGAGAGAATCCATTTGCATCAGCGGTAATTGAATATGCAGTGTCTGTTTGCAATCTTTCATTGCTTTGCAGAGGCATCCATTTAGTCCATTGGTCGGAAGAATTTGTAGCTGACATTCCCGTCCACCATTGTTCCGCTTGAGTTATAGATTTTATAATTACAAAATCTGGTTTAAATCCAAAATTTATCGATGGACTCCCTGAACTTCCACTCCCTGTATATCTACGTGAAGCAAAATAATTTGAAGTTTCAACAAAACAATAAGCTATAATACTAGCACCACTTGCATTTAAATTATTTATACTAGAACTACCGTTGCTAAAATTTATTACTGTTGAACTAGGGTCATCAAAAGCACCGTTTGTTCCAGCTGAAGCATTAAACCCATTTGTTAAATTTAAATTAGCTCCATACTTATAACCTGCTTCTGCTGCTGTTGCATAAACTTGCCAATCCCTTGTATTAGATGTATCTTTTAATATTATTAAAGTCGGAGCAGAGCTTAATCCATGGCCTACAGTCGAAGACGCATTTCCATCACCGGTCCATTGAACGATACTCATACCTGTTTGATTATTTACTTGAACAGTAGAAGTAATAGTTCCGTCCGTATTAGAGCTTGTAGTTCCTCCATTTACTCTAAATCCTATTCCATAAGTATTGTGACCACTTCCATTAACTACATCGTTTGTTCCTAACACAAAACCAGTGCTAGTAAAAGATTTTAATGTTTGCGCATCTGTGCCTTCTGCTGCATCTGATGCACTCTGTAAGTATTTAGTTGCACCCCTAGTTGAATCAAACCAATACCATGGGTCGCTATTACTATTTTCATCCATGTTTTTTATAATTACTAAATCAGGCGAATTAGCAAAGGAGACTGTTTTTTCTGCTGCTGTACCTGTCCAGTTAATAGTTTGAAACACTTTTTCAGGAGGAAGCGCTACGTTGTTTAATTTTTGCCAAGCCGCTCCATTGTAATATTCTTCACAAGAAGCTGAACCATTTGAACTCTCATTGGTATTGTTTCTAACCATACCAGCAACATCTGTAGCAGGTCTATTAGTATTATTACCTGTAGGGATTTTTAGTCCGCTCTCTGAATAAGTATAAACTAAATTATCTTGACCGCCCATATAACCATGAATCTTACAGTAGTAACTAATTGTTCCAAAGTCAGCGCTTACAGTTAATGTGACTGTTCCAGAGTAAAAGGTATATGTGTTTCCGTCTGGGCCTGTAGCAGTTCCTTCATCTACAGTTCCTGTGTAAGATATTTGTGATGTTTTTCCGTTATTTATAAAAGCAATAGGATGTCCTGCAGGAACGCCAGTAAGAGTTATAGTACCAATCTTAGCACCAAATTTTCCATACACTCCATTAAAGTTGTATTGATTACCACCAGAGTTAATAACAGTTACAGCATTAGTGGAATCAAGAATATAATCTGGATTTCCAGGGTTTAAATCTACTAACTCTCCTCTTACTTTTGTTGTTGCCATATTACTGTTCTATCCAAGTTAATGTTTCTTCATCCCAAATATACGAATTTTCATCGTTAGGCTTTGGTGTAGGTGCTACCCAACCAGACTTTAAATGCTGACTTTCTACTTCAGGTTCAATATCCTGAATAGTCCAGCTAGGATAAGGTTGAGGACCAACTGGATTTAATAACCACATTTGATTTTCTTCTGACCAGTAGTCTCTTCCTTCTACTTTTTCTACTGGAGCTGTCCATCCTGTTTCTGTGCTCCACGACCAACTTGGATATGGAGGCTCTGAGTTATAAGGCTGAGATAAATATAAATAATCTACCCACTCGCCAGTGTCTTCTTTCCACCACCAATCTTCTCCCTCTGGTCTTTCTACAGGACATTCCCATAAACAAGACTCTTCATTTAAAGTCCAAGACTCAAATGGTTGCGGTCCATAAAACGCATCTTTTACAGGGTCGTAAGTCATGCCTACCCCTGCATAATTTTTTCTAAAAGGTGTGCCTCCGTTTTGGTGAACACCACCTATTGTATTGTAAGAAGTTCTTTTACACAGTCCTCCTTTTCCATAATAACCTTCCCAATAAACAGTATTATCTATAACCTCTGGTGGAAGTGCATGAAGCTCTTCAATCTTTACTTGTATCTCAGCCTCAATCGCTGTAATTTCTTCTTGTGTTTTATCTGCAGTTCTGCTATCTTCTAAATCTTTTATCTCCTGCTCTAGTGTTTCATCTCTTGCAGATTTCTCATACGTCTCAGGCACCCCGGTTATAACTCCTGTTACTATGCAAAGACAGTTGTCTATTTCTTGCTGCTTTGAATCTATCTCACCTTGCTTAACTTCAATAGCATCTGTATCTTTTTCCTCTTCAGATGTAAGTGTGCCCATTTCTCTATATAAAACATCAAGCTCTTCTCTTAGAGTTTTTGTTGTGTGGTCGTTATTTAAAAATGCGTAATGTGCCATATTAACTAAAACTTATTGAATCTGTTCCCGCTGTGAAACTGGTTACTTTATCACTACCATCTGTAGTGGTTGAACTTGTTAGACCTCCTCCTACTGATATAGTGTATGTGTTGGGGTATCTTATAATCACGATACCTGAGCCCCCGCTTCCACCTGAGCCTCCACCACCACCACCGTTACCACCACCACCACCACCGGTGTTTGCAGTACCGCTTGTTGCTGTACAACTTGTGTTCCCTGAGCAACCATTACCTCCTCCGCCTGAGCCTGCTGTTCCAGCAGTTCCAGTTGAACCTGCTCCTCCTCCACCAGCGTAGGTTACTGATGCGCCTGTAATAGAAACAGCTAATCCGTTTCCTCCGTTACCACCAATTCCACTTGTAGGTGTACTATTTCCGTCTCCTTTTGTTCCTACCGCAGTAGCTCCACCACCACCACCACCATCGGTTCCGTCAGCTGCCCCACCAGCGAACCCTTGGTTTGCTGCTCCAGTTCCACCTGGGTTATTAGAGTTAGTTCCACCTCCACCACCAGAACCACCATTAGCTCCGGGTGGCGCTGAACCTCCACTAGAACCTCCACCTCCTCCAAGAGAAGTAAGCGAGCCTAAAACAGAATCTGAACCGTTAGTGGGTGTACTATTATAAGTATTAGGAGTACCTCCAGAACCTACTGTGACTGTATAATTAGTTGACAAAACTACATCAAATTTATTTTCATTTGAAGCTCCTCCACCAGACGTGCTACCAAAAGAAGTTCTTAATCCACCAGCTCCTCCACCACCTCCACGGTCTTGTCCTCCACCTCCACCACCTGCTACGACTAAAAAGTCTGCTTGAAAATCAGGAGTCGGACTTGCTGCTCCTTCAGAGAATCTTTTCCACTCTACGTTGTCTTTGTATTCGAGTCTGCTGTCTGTTGTATTTAAACGTAGGTCTCCAGCAACTCCCGTTGGTCTTTGAGCTTTAGTTCCCTTAGCCCACACTAGACCTCCAGTGTTACCACTCATGTCAATTACGTTTGTAGTTACTTTGTTTGTTGCCATGAGCTAAACGTTATTGTGTTATTACTACTTCTATTCCATTTGCTGCGGTTGTCGGTGGCGCTGTTGCGAAAGTTAATGTTGTTCCTGCAACTGTATAGTTTGCCGTTCCCCCAGAATCTTTGGAGTTTTGATATACACCGCTAATAAATATATTCAGATTAGCAGCTGCCGTTGGCGTTACTGATAATGTAAATGCTGTAGTTGAGTTGTTTCCTGTAAACTGATCTTTAACAACTGTAGTACCTGCTGCAGAAGCAAATGTTATTTCTTGAGCTCCAGTTCTAGTTAAAGTAATTCCTGTACCTGCAGTAAACTGTACAACAGAATTATCAGTACCTGAACCAGAAGTTAAATTTAAATCTACATTACTTCCATCAGCAGTAGCATTTAAATCATAAGTGTCAGCAGCTGGAACAGTCGCTGCAAATGATATCTCGTTTGCACTCACTCTAGTTAAAGTCATGTTAGCTCCTTGTGTCAGAGTAATCGCATCATTCGTAGAATCACTACCCGCTAAGTTAATGTTTGTTGTTGCCGCTGGAACATCTACTGTATAAGTTGTACCAGATAACAATGATTTCGCTACTTGTATATTGTTAGTTCCTTTATACCCAACGAAATAATCTATATCTGCTAGAGAAGAACCTGTGGTAAATTGTGAAAATTTTACTGCCATTTTATTTTTATTTATTCTGTTATTAAGTCGTCACTATTTAATTCTGAAACCATTTGGATTGAAAGTTCAGTTATAATATCTTCACTTCCAAACGGAGCTTGCCCCGCTTCTGTTTGTCCTATCCAATTCCCTATGGCAATAAATGACGGCATATTACCAAAGAGCTATTATGTTATCAGCACTTGTTCCTGTCGCAAAAACCTTAACTACATTCACTGGGAAAAAAGTTCCTGTGTTTATTCCTTGAAAAGTCACCTCATCACCACCCACCGTTGTAACTTTTAAATTTCCGGCTGTACCAATATACAACACGGCACCTTCTTGATTACCATCATATAACTGGTACGCTTCTGCATTTGCCATAATATCATCAGTTACATTTAAAGTTGTAGCATTCTCTATACTTAGAACAGTTGTCTGAGTTCCATCCGTAGTATTAACTACGATCATACCAGTTTGAACTGTTTCCGCTGTAAAGTTTGCGTTACTGTCTATTAGTTGCTTGGTTGCAGCAGATGTTGTCGTTCCACTTGGACCTTCTATTCCTATGTTAGGTATATCGGTGTTGTCTGATTTATTCACAGGCCATGCTCTGTATCCTTGTAATTTTTGGTATGCCATAATTTATTTTTTATAAGGGAACATTCGGTTGAGACCATCTCTTCTTTCGTTGCACCCACAATCTTTATTTAATTTTTCTGCTACTCTATCTACAGCTTTTTTAATACCTGTAAACTTAGTAAACTTTTCTATATCATCTCCTAGTCCTCTTGATTTCATTTTATACATATACATTCTTCTTTTTTACAGTCTTTCATTTTAAATGATATTGCAAAGATAAGATTATTCCAATTACATTTTATTTTATGTGTTAGCTTTCCCCACCACCTTGCAATAGCGTGTGAAGTTTTTATAAGCCAAGCTCCTAATTTTTTCATGTTGTTTTATTTTTTACACCCAAAGTTGTTAGCATAGTTTGCCATAGCTACAACTTTTTTAGTGTATTTATTTTTACTTTTCATAACCGCAGAAGCGGCAGCGCAAGTAGACTTTCCAGGCATATTCTTTTTTACCCAGTTTGTAAACTTGCCCTGATTTTTATCCTTAATCATCGGAAATGGTTTCATAGCCATTACTTTTTAATTAATGCAGATAAATGCGCTTTTACACTTCCTTTTTCTCCATGAGACTCGTAAGCCATGGAGTGATCGCCACCATATTTGTGACCATACAATTTTTTAGACATAGCTTCGCTTTCGTCTCTTCTGTCTTTCATAGACTGAGATTTTTTGCCGTGCTTTGCTCCTAATGAGTCATCCAACTTATCGTTGTAACCTTGTGAGTATTTTACTGTAGGCATGATTTTAATTTTTTAATTAAACAATTTTAAACAAAGATACTAATATTTTCCTTGTCTATTTTTTGGTGAAGATTTTGTAGAACCACCAGAGCCAGCCCACAAATTTTTACACGCCCAGTAGCGTGCTGTAAGTTTTGATTTTGCCTGCCCACACTTGTGTCTTGCTCTAAAACTTTTTCTGGCCGCAGCAGAATAATTATGACCATAACCAGTAGCTCCAAAGTGTATAAGTTTTTCCTGGCCATTAGCACACGCCTTAACCATTTTCTTTTTACCTGCTCTGTCTGATTTGGTTGGCTTGTTACAAGCCATTTTACTTTTATCTGCCATTATGCGTTTCTTACTTTTGCTGCTCTTGTATTTGATACTACTGTTTTTCCTCTAGCTCCCGCTTTCTTTTTCTTACGAGCTGTAGCTGCTAGTTGTCTTTTAGAAAGACTTCTTGCTTTAGCCAGGGGCAAACATCTATCAGGATTTTTTTTATCCTTGCTTGTACCACACGGGCCTTTTATTTTTCCGTCTGAGCCAATGCGTACCCACTTCTGGTCTCTCCATTTTTTTAGCTCGCCCATTACTTTTTAGTTTTAGACATAGACTTTAGCATCCTATCAATCTTTGCAGCTTGACCTTTGTGCATAGCTGATGCTTTTTTAAGCTCTCTGGATATTTGTTGTAGTTTTTTCTTTTCCATTACTTTTTCATTTTAGCTCCAGCAATCTTATCTGCATAAGTTATGTTTGGGTTATTGTCCATGCCAGCTTTTACGCTTAGCATACCAAAATTTGTTCTTTTACCCTTACGGGCTTTTTTATTCATTTTACTCATGATTTACTTTTTTTTGCGTAGTTAGGATCTTTACAATATTTACTGGCTGCCATATTTGCATAGGCAGACGGGTACGTATCAAACGTTCTCTTTGCCCAGGCAATGCCTGCAGGACAGATTTTATTCTTACGTCCTGTTTTTTTCTTAGCCATTAATATCCAGATTGAGTTTTTTTCTCCATCCCATATCCTGGGTTGTATGAGATTTTACCTTTTTTCATTTTGGCAAATGAATCTGCTTGAGCTTTTCCTACTGCGTTGTATGGAAAAGTTCTTGTCATTTTTTTAATTTTTACTGTTGGCATAATGTATTTATTTAAATGTTATTTTTTATCCATGTGATTTTTTCTTTTCTTCTTAAGGCTCGCATGTAATTTTTTTTCTTTTTCTGAACCAGCTGGCGCATAAGTTAAATAACTTTTACCAGTGGATGGATTATAAATTTCAACATCACCTGGCGTTTTATTAATTCTTTCAATCGCTGAATTACGAAATCCTATTGAATCATAATTATTTTTCTTCTTAGGTCTAATTCCTTTTGGCATAATATTGTTATTTTTACAAAGATAATAAATCTAATCTAATGAAATCACAAGTACATGATTGCCTAAAATACTGGAGAGTTATTCGCTACTTTATCAAAGCCAAGTATGGACTCTCAACATCAGACCTTGACATGCTTCTCTTTCTATACAGCGAAGAGATATTTTCTAAAAAAAAGTTTGAAGAGTTTGACAACCTGCTTATATGGGATAGTAAAAGATTTAATCGCCTATACAACGAAGGGTGGATTGAAGTGTTTCGTAATCGTAAGAAAACATCTAAGTCTTTGTATGCTCTAAGTTATAAAACTGAAAGAGTAATCAGTGGGATCTATAAAAAACTTTCTGGTGAGGAAATACCAACTTCTTTATCAGGCAACCCTATGTTTGCTAAGAATGTAAAGTACACAGACAAAGTTTACCGCAATATGATACTAGAGATGAATGAAGCTATACGACAACAACGACGTCTTTCTCCTGAATAATTGTAAAAGGTTTATTGTTAATTAACATGGTGAAACCAGCCCTTTTGTCATAGTAGATAGTATCGTGAGATTTTATAACACTTACATCTGTACCCTCAATAACTACAATTCCTTTTTTGTATCTTAGTTGGTTGGTGTCCTCAGAGCTAAGTAGTAATCCTGACTGAGTTTTTATTTCTTCTTCTATGGGTTGGATAATTATATTTTTGCCGATTGGTTTCATGTTTTATATGTCTCTTTAATTAATCTTTGTAATATATCTAAGGCATCATTATACTTCTTAAAAATTTCTTTATTATTATAAAACAGGGTCCAATCCCTATTCTTGTTTTTCACATCAATATATTTGTGTAGAAGTGTAAATAATTCGTCATCAAAGTATTCTAACAATACTTTATTTTTAATGTGGTATTGTTGTGTCTCCCCTAATTCCTCTTTGGAAACTTGATGTATATCTATTGAGTCTATATCTCCTTTTATTTTCATGTTTTTATTTTAAGATGCTACTGTTAAAAAAAGTATTAACAGAAAAAAAAGTATTAAGTAATCTAGTATGTCTTCTAAAAAGTTTTTCATTTACTGGTTTTATAATCTAACACAAATCCAATCGCTACTAAAAGATTCATTCCAATTGAAGATGCAATCTCCACTAGGTCATGAAACGAATGAATGGAAAGATGTATGTGTCCCACAATCCAAAACGGTATGGCTAAATTCTGACTTATCCAGATAAGTGTGAACTTAAGAAGCCTCACTGGTCTCTATTGTTCTTGCCATAGTAACTATAGCGTTAGTAGAAAGTATAGTCACTGCCACTGACACCGCATTTTGAAGCGCCTGCTTGGTAACTTTCAGTGGGTCTATGATTCCCATCTCAATTAAATCCCCTTCCTGTCCTGTCTTAACATCAAGCCCTATGTTTTTCTCATTATACACTCGCTGGTTTTCTATCCCTGCGTTCTCTTGTATTTGCTTTAGGGGCTCTAACAGTGCTCCCCCCAAAATCGCCTTGGCGATTTTTTTATTGGAATTTTTATCACCTTGCAATAACAACCCCTCCTGATACAAAGCGAGTCCTGCTCCAGGGAGTATGCCTTCCTCAAGAGCACTACGGACTGCGCATACTGCATCGTCAACCCTATCGAAAAGTTCTTTCTGTTCCAGGTCCGTGTTTCCACCCACGTATATAACACCAACTCCACCTGTGAGCGAAGCGATACGTGATAGTATAAATTCCTTATCTACTTTTGCCTGCGTAATTTTGTGTGCGTCCCATAGCTGGTCCACTCTTTCTTTGATTGCCGTCTTGTCCACATGCTCATTGTCTTTCAGAACTATAGTCGAGTCCTTGCCAACGATTACTCTTTGTGCGTGACCTAGGTCCTCGAAGTTTATAATACTTAGATCATCACCGGTCTTCTCTGAAAAATATGTAGCACCAACTGACAGTGCGATGTCGCCCATCAGTTCATGTTGCTTATAGCCAAAGGAGGGTGGTATTATGGCGCAAAGCTTCAAGCTGTTCTTCATGACATTCGCCGCTAGGGTGTTTATCACGTTTTGTGAACATGGGGCTACAATTAATAATTTCTTCCCCTGGTTTATTATTGGTTTTAGTATGCTCTCTATGGCAAGTATGTTGCTAATCTCTGCATCAGATACTAGCACGTGTACATCCTCGAGTATACACTCATCTTTTTTGTGGTTGTTTATAAACAGAGGTGATGAATATCCCCTGTCTATTTTTAAACCATTGGTAGTCTCGAAGCTTGTCTCAGCCCCCTGGGATTTTTCAACCGTTACTATCCCATTTTTACCCACACTGTTGTAAGTGTCGGCTATTATTTTCCCTACTCCCCTGTCATTGTTCGAGGAGATGGTCGCCACATCTAGCAGTTTTTGTTTACTTACCTTGCGAGTCTTCTTCTTGAGATTGTCCACCACATCATTTGTAAGTGAGACCATATCACGAAGGACCTGCGTTTTATTATCCTGCTCCTTTATCAGCTCCATCCCCTTGGTCACTATCGCCTCTGTCAGAACTATCGCTGTTGTGGTCCCGTCCCCTGCATTGGCTGCAGTTTTGGATGCCGCTTCACGCAGCATTTGAACAGCTAGATTCTCTACAGGATCTAATAGTTGTATGGACTTGGCTACAGTAACCCCATCCTTAGTCACGGTTATACCGTGAGTATGACTGGGCGACTCGATAAGAACCGTATTTCCCATAGGCCCAAGCGTAGACTTGACAGCCCTGGCCATTTTAGATATTCCACTAATAAGTTTGTTTTGTGCTTTTACACTAAAGTGTAAGTCTTTCGGTGAGTACCCCCCTGATGTGTTCATTAGATTTGATTTAATTTAAAACGAAGATATAAAATTAATTTAAACCTACATGTTGAAATGTTGAAAATAGTTCTCCAACTTACAATATATATTTTTTTTATTTTTCTTTTTTTTATATAAGGAAAACCTGACTCCTTTTTAACATTTTAACATAAATGAATAAAAGTAGTAGTTAAGTAATTAAGAATAAGGAAGTTAAGTCCATGTTGAAAAAAAATATTTTTAACATAGAAATGTTGACTTTTAACATAAATGACAAAAAAGCCACCTAAAACATAAGCAGCTTTTTTTTATCACTAACACTAAAACTAATTTTATGGGTAACTAATCCATAAATCTTTCGAGCATTTTTGCTCTCTGTATCCCTTCAGAGATTTGCTCTATGTTGTCTTGACGTTTAACAGCCTGACGCATTTTAGAAATCTTTTCAATTCCCATCATGCTGTTTGGTCTACCGTTTATAAGTCTACCATCCTTAACGTATAGTCCGTTTACGAAGTCACTTATTTTACTGTAATCTTTCATGTCTAATATTTTATTGTTAATCCGATAAGCCCTAGATATATATTTAACTCGTTGTAGTTGTGATCGCTGTCCTTAGAAAAGTATGACCATCCTAAAGCAAAACCCAACTGTATGCGGTTGTGTATTTCTAAATGCCACGGCATACGCAAAGGTACAAAATTTTATTAGACGATTAGAGGTGTTGGGTAATATATACAAATGCTCGTGCGTTCGCACCAATGGAAACAGATTTTTTTTGACCACCCCCCCTACCCAATCTGCTCAACCCTTGACTTTTTTTTAGCTTTTTTTCTGCCCTTTTGTCCTGCCTTTTTGTCTGCCTTCCTTCCTCCCTTTGTTCCTTTGGCCAAAGTTCCAAGAGTCAAAGAGGGGAAGAACCCCCCTTTTATATCTGCTCAACCTGATTAACAAGTAAATTAAATAGACAAAAAAAAGTATTTAATTATCTGGATATTAAGAAAATAAAAAGAAATCAGTAAAATAAAGTAAAGTTTGTTTTGTAGTTAAGTAAATTAATTGTAAATTAGTAGTAAATTAATGACTAAATTATAATAATATGATAATAAATAAAAATATTGATTTAAAGGATTTTAAATTTTGGTCTGGTGCTAAAGATTTAGCAGACCTTTTAACGCAAGAAGAACTAGAGCAAATTGAATTTTGTCTAGAGGATTTTTTTCACGATAAGACACCAAGCGAGTCCGAAATAAATGATTTATTTTGGTTTGACGAAAATTTTATTTGTGAAATGATTGGCGAAACTGCCGAAAGTGTATTTAATAGAGATTAACCAAATTAAACGATATGGCAAAAATTACAAAACTTATAAATTATCTAGAATCATTTGACAATGATTTAAAAGAAGAAGTATATGAAAGAGAATGCCAAGCAGATGACCAAAGAGACAAAAACTCTAATTGGGAAAATAGCGAAGCAGGAAGCGATTATATATACAAAACTGAAGCTTTAGAAGAATTAAGGGATCTGATTTTTGAAGTAACTGATAAAGCTGAAAAGATTAAAAATAAAGAATACTATTAACCAAATAAAACGATATGATAACTTTAAAACGATACAAACAAAATTTAAAAGTAATAGACAACAAAGTTTATTCTTATGACACATTAGTAGCTAAAATTAATGGAAATACAATCAAAAAAGTAAATTGGAAAGTTTGGATTAAAGGGGATATACTTGATAAAGAAATCACAACAAGTCCAACAACAAGCAAACATATTAATTATGTTGCTAAGGAATTAAATTTAAAATTAATTTAGTTTATATCTATGGGGGGAATTTTCCCCCCTTTTAAACAACTTAAAAACAACATTATGAAAGAAAATACATTTACAATATTTGAGGGATATGACCATAAAAACAATTATTCACTTTATCAAGTACGAGGAATAAATAATGATTTTATTGGCGAGTGGCACAAAGATTTAAAAGAATGTAATGAGGAATTACAGAGTATGGGAAAAACATTAGTAACAAATTTAAACTTTAATTGGATATGTAGTGAAAATTTAATAAACCCTTATATAGTTAAGGAAGATTTAAAAGCTAATGAAATTGATATTAATACTTTAACAGAAGATAAACTAACTGAATTTATATTAAACAATTATTAATTATGGGAAAAACTAAATACATAAGAAAAGAAAAAGATTATCATTTATTATCGTTTGAAGAATGGGAGAAAAAATATAAACCAATTGAAAAAAGTAAAGATTGGATATTTTTTGATACTCATTCAGAAGAAGATTTAAAATTCATAAAAGAATTTCAAGAGAAAAATAGTATTTTAAATTGTTGGACTCTTTGTGATGGAGATGATAATGAATCATATATTGACTCGGGTTGGAGATATATTAATCGTATAGAATATATTATAACCGAAGTTCCAAGAGAATCAAAAGACATATTAGTACAAGCAGAATATTAAAATAACTAAAAACAACATTATGAATGCAAAAGAATATTATAAAATAAACAGATATAGTAAAAATATGTTCAAATATTGGGAATTTGAAAGAACTCAAATAGCTGGCGAATTAGAGAAATGGTCTGATGAAAAAGGTAACATTTGGGAAGTACCAATTGAAATAGAAAGACATTTTGATCAAGCAGAAATGATATATAAAAACGAAGATTAAAACTAAACACTATGAAAAGAATATTATTTAAATGGCAATTAGGTAAAGAATATAAAATATTTGATACAGAAGAAGAATTAATCAAAGAATTAAGAAAAGCTGAAACTGATGATAAAACATGGAAAGATATATCTGATGATTTTATTGTAAACCTAAGCTACGAATTAGGAGAATGGGAATATATAAATTAAACACTATGAGAAAACTAACACTAAAAGAACTTGAAGAACTTAACCAAATAAACAACAATGAGATTTATAGGTTAAGAAGAATTATAACTCAACAAGGAAAAGATTTAGCAAGTAAAGATGAATTAATATCTAGCTTAGCTAAACAAGTAAACAACAATAATAAACAACTAATATGAAAACTAAAGAAACATTTAAGCAATTTGTAATAAACTACATTGATAATAAAATAAAAAAATTAATTAAAGATATTGAAGAATTAATTATAAAAGCTATTTACAAACGACTTGATAAAACTGATGAACATATCACAATACGAGGTAATAAAACTTGTAATCATGTAACAGAAGAATCAAAATCAACGCGTAAATATATAGGTAAAAAATTGAAACCATTATCTAAAGATGTAAAAGAAATATTAGAGTCGCAAAAAAGAATAGAGAGTAAAATAGATTATCTATACGAGCAACTCAATATAAAGTATGAGGAAGATAAAAGAACGAATGTAGAGATTTTAAAATCTTTATCATCTTTCCCAATATATACAACAAAAGATAATACTAATACACCATTTTAAATATGAAAACAATAGAAATAAAAGTTTATAAGTTCAAGGAACTAGATAAACAAACAAGAGAAAAAGTAATTGACAATTATAGATTCATAAATGTAGAAGATACATTTTGGTACGATTGGATAAAAGATGATTTTAATAGATTAGGATTAGAGATACAAGCATTTGATCTAGGTAGAGGAAATTTTGCTAAAATCTATATAGAGAACTTTGAAGATACAAGTAATTACATTATTGAAGAATTTGGAGATAATGTACTTATCAAACAAACTGCAAAGAACTATTTAAAAGAACTAAAAGAAATCGTATCTAATTTTAAAGAAGATGAAGATATTGACAGAGAATTTGAAACACTAGATGAAAAGTATCAGCACGAATTTGTCGCTGATATACTTTCCTATTTAAGAGCAGAATATGAATATCAAATATCTGATGAAGCATTAGATGAATTTTTTATAAACAACGACTACGACTTTACAACAGAGGGAAAAATATATTAATTATGAAGAACAAGAAACCAAATAGAGAAAGAAACAACAAAGGAGAAAAGGTATTCCAGATGAAAGGAACATTTCAGGAAGTTTGGAAAGAGTACATGAAACTAAACGAACAACTTAAAACTAAATAAAACTATGGAACTAAAACAAACAGATCAAGAACAATATATTGAGAATAACATTTTTAATATTAAGTATATAATTCGAGATGAATTAACATACAAACAACTCTTAGATATAAGAGATTTTTTAACTGAAATTATTGATGAAAAAGTAATGGACGGATACACCGAAAACTAAAACTATGGAAACAAAAGGAATAAGAAGAATATTAGATATATATAAAACTAAAACTATGGAGAAACATAATAAATTAATAGACATACTTGTAAAATATGGTAACGAAGAATTTGGAGATAATATAATTGATGAAATTTCTGAACTATTTAATTACCCAAAAACTAAAGAAATAAACGACTAAAACTATGACACTAACAGACAATAAAGAAGCAACCATTTGTTTAAGAAAAGCAAAGGTTATTAAATCAGAAATAAAAGAAATAATTGGGTTATCATGCCCAACTAAAGAATCAGATCACTTAACAATTCAAATGTTAGATTGGGACGATAAAGAAATAATTATTGAACTATCAGCTTATGATTGGATTAATTGGTTTGATAATAAAACTCTAAAAAGAATTGGAGAATCTTTAAATAAAATTGTAACAAAGAAAACAACACCAATAAACAACTAAAACTATGGAACGACACGACTACGAACTAAAACAACGAGAAGATCAAATTATTCATGTAACAAGTGAATCTTCACTTGTAATATCTTTTGAACTTGAAATTTACTTTGATTACAAAGGAATTGAATATGGTGCTTGTTGCACCTACGAGGTAGAGGGCAGAGGTATTTGTGATATTCAAATTTATCAACATAATAACCCTAGAGATATAGAACCACCATTATTTGATGAACTTTATGAGCAAGTAAAAGTATATTTTCAAGAGGATTATAACATAAAAGCAAATGATTTAGATTGGTAATTAGGATACTAACTAAATTTAAACTAAATTTGCACTAAATACAAAGTAAATTGAAACAAATATGTAAGAAATGTGAAAGCGAAAAAATAGTTCTGGAGGACTTTGAATACTTTGGGGACTATGCTTCACATAAATACTTTTGTTTGGATTGCAAACATCAAGGAACATTATTTTATGATGTTAAATACACTATAACTAACAACTACTTTATTAAAAATGAAACTAAAAAAACTAATCAGAAAGAAAAAACATAGACAATATATTGCTCAGTATATATTATGTTTAGATTTTGAATGCGACAATTTAAGGAAGAAGTTAAGATCAGTTAATGATAAGACTCTTATTCGCAAGATAATATTCAAAACAAAACTGCAAAGAAAATATAGCAAACGATTACAATTACTAAACTTTTAGATTATGGAAGAACAAATAAAATTGTATGAGTATAGGATTGAGGCTATAATAAATAGAGTCTCTGACTCTATTGATAAGCTAGAGAAATTACAAGACTCTTCTGGAAACCTATCATACACACAAGGCAATCAACTTGAAGAAATAATAACCGACTTAAAAGAAATACAATGAAAGAATATATATTTAAACAATACTTAGATAACATATTAGATCACTTGAATATAAAGATTGAGGACTTATTAATAAAAACAAAGGAAAGAAGAATGACAGAGGCTAGGTTTTTATTATACTATCTATGTCATAAAAGAGGAATTAAAATGGTTGAAATACAATCATACATGAAGTCTCAAGGGTATGATGTAGCATTATCAATAATTAAATACGGGCTAGATAGGGCAAAAGAAATTATTGAAAACGATTCAGATTATAAGTATATTGTTAAGAAACTAGAAGCAATTGAACTCTGAGAGATTAAAAGAAATATTTGATGAAGCTCTAAATGATGTAGGCTCATCTAATTTAAATGGCAAAGGATACGAGGCAAGAATGAGACTAGGAATAAAAATAACAAGAGATTTAGATAGTGGAGAAATAATTATTTATGACCACTCAAAAGGTGGAAACTATTATGTGAAGATGAATGAGTCAGATCAAATGTTAATTGACAAAGAGGGGTGGTTACATGGTGTGTTTAAACTCACACTAGAGAAATATAAAATTAAACTTGATAGAATTAAATTAGGTATATCAAGCGAACTCAACGGAAACAAGAGTAACAAGAGGCTTGCTTTTTACAAGGAAGCCAGACAACAAATCCTAAATAAGTATTATAAAGTAACACAGAAACTAACTAAAATTAAAACAAATGCCAACTAAAACTACAACTAAGAAATCCACATTTGATGTGCTGAATGCAGTCAATGTGAACGATAGGACAGAGAAGAAAGGTCAGCTTACTTATTTGTCTTGGTCGTGGGCGTGGCAAGAGGTCAAGAAAACTTTTCCTGATGCTACCTATACATATTACAGAGACCAAGAAACCAATCTGCCATTCTCCTACAAGGAGGGGGTGGGTGCTTTTTGTCATACTTCTGTAACGATTAAAGAGGAAACACTAGAGATGTGGCTTCCCGTTATGGACAATAGAAACCAATCGGTTTTGAAACCAACTTCAACTCAGATCAATAGTACACTTATGAGATGTTTAACTAAAAACTTAGCTATGCATGGAATGGGATTGTATATATATGCTGGGGAGGATATTCCTCAAATAACTGCTGAGGAAATAAGCAAGTCAAACCAAGAGAGTTCGGCTAAAAAAGTTAAGGTAACAGATGATAATTGGTCAAAGATTGTAGAGACTTCAAAGAGGCTTCAGTCTCAGAAAGTAAAGTGGGACACAATCTTATCAAGACTTATGGATAAGTACATAGTCGACGAGACTCAGATTGAAAAACTTAACAAGGAACTCTATGGAAAATAAAAAGATTATTGATAAGTTAAGGGACGACAAACATTACTACGGAAAGTTTGGTAAGCAATACTTATCTAACTCAGACATAAAGGTGTTGAGGGATACTCCAGAGGCATTTCATTTGCCGGTAAAATCTAACGAGAACTTAGAAAAGGGAAGGTTATTCCATCAACTTATTCTTGAGCCAGACAAAGCGAAAGACTTTTTAATCGCAGATGTTTCCAGGAGAGACGCTACCTATAAAAAGTTTTTAGAAGACAATAAGGTAGACTTTGCTTTGAAGACTTCAGAAGCAGAAGAGATTAAAGAGTTAGTCGATTGGTTTATGAATGAGAATAACAACAAAGTAAAGTTTATGAAGGATTACCTTCTAGACTTTGACGCTAAATATGAAGAGCCAATGATTGGCGAGATTATGGGGCATCAGTTTAAAGGCAAAGCAGACTGTATAAGCAAGGGAATGGTTATAGATCTGAAGACTTCAGGAGATGTAGCAAAGTTCACTAGGAATGCACCTTATTATTATTATGATACCCAATCTTTTATATATCAAACGCTTTCAGGTATGCCTATGGTATTTTTTGTAATAGGAAAAACCAAAAAGCCTATCGGAACAAAACCAGGCACTATGACTTATGATGTCGGTATATTTAATCCAACTCCTGAAACAATTGCGAGAGCAAAGGAGAAGGTGGAACAAGCATTGTATCACTACGATAAATATTTTGCAAAAGATGCAGAGGAAAGTATCGAGGATATAATTTTTAAAGGAGAATTTTAATTTAATATTTAATCTATGAGTACAACTAAATACAAACACAAAGAAGGAAGAGGTTCACTTTTCAAAAATAGTTACAAAGAAAAGGATACCCAACCGGATTTAAAGGGAACAATGACTGACCTAGATGGTAAAGAGTTTGAGATTTCTGCATGGGAGGGAACTACCCAAGCAGGAGACTACAAGCTGTCCATTCAAGTTAGTACACCCTATGTAAAAACAGGAGATAAAGCAGATAAGTCTGAGGAAAAGGACAATCTGCCTTTCTAGTTTTAAAATTAATTTTAATGTTAAGGTGGGAGGAATAGTTTTTTTTTCATATTATTGGTCATCCTCCCATCTTTTTTTAATCAAATAAAATCAAATCATGCCTCACATAGTAACAATATTCCAGAACATAAGAGAAACAGAAACGCCATTTATAAAAGATGTTACATATATCTTACAGAGAATCAAAGATGGAAAGAACCAAGACTTAGTAAAAAAAATTAGAGCTGAAAAGGATAAGGGTAAAAGAAATGATCTAAAGAAAAACCTTCCAGCTATATGCTTCTCGGGTGAATTTAGAAAGAGAGCAGACTCTTCAATAGAAAAACACAGCGGTCTTATATGCCTAGACTTTGATGGCTACAAAAAGAAAAAAGATATGTTGGAAGACAAGGAGAACTTCCAAAACAATAAGTTTGTTTACTCTGTATTTGTTTCTCCATCTGGTAATGGTCTAAAAGTTTTAGTTAAGATACCAGCAGAACCAGAGAACCACACCAAGTATTTCAACTCACTTAAGAAAGAGTTCAACTCTTCTTACTTTGATGCTACCTCTAAAAATATATCCAGGGTTTGTTATGAGTCTTATGATCGTTTACTTTTTATAAACGAGACATCATCTGTTTGGGAGAAGATTGAGGAAGAGGAGTATGAAGAGAGAAGTGTTATAAAAGATGTACCTGTTCTTAAAATCACAAGTGAAAATAAGATAATAGAGATACTAACCAAGTGGCACCAGAAGAAGTACCCTATGGTTGAGGGGCAGCGTAACCACAACTTATATATACTAGCTATGGCATTGAATGAGTTTGGTGTTAGTAAAAACATAGCCTCGTTTGTCTGTTCGCAGTATGAGTCATCAGGTTTTAGTAAAGTAGAGATAGAAACCACGATTGATTCTGCATACAGAAACACCGCAGATTTTAACACTAAGTTCTATGAAGATACTGAAACCATCAATGATATTAAGCAAAGAATCAAAAGGGGAGATTCTAAAAAAGATATACGAAGAGATTTACAAGAGACTAATTTAAAAATCGATGACATTGAGGCCGTTATCGATAAAGCAGAGGAGCAGGAAGATGAGCATTTCTGGACTAAAAACGAGAAGGGTACAATCAAGATTGTTCCTTTGCTTTTTAAAAGATTCTTAGAGGACAATGGCTTTTATAAGTATTGTCCAGAAGGAGGGAAGAACTATGTGTTTGTCAAGGTTACGAATAATCTTATAGACCATACAAGCGAGAAGGAGATAAAAGATTTTATACTTGACAAGCTATACCATTTTGAGGATGTATCGATATACAATTACTTTGCAGAGCAAACCAGGTTCTTTCGTGAAGAGTTTTTAACTCTGCTTGGCACCATTGATATATATTTTATAGCTGATACAAAGGATTCATCTTATTTATATTACAGGAACTGCGCAGTACAAGTCAAGAAAGATGAGGTCATTGACATAGACTATGTAGATTTAGGAGGGTATGTATGGAAAGATCATGTTATAGATAGAGTCTATAAAAGGTGCGAGCAAGTGGATTGTGATTACAAGAAGTTTATTGAAAACATAAGCGCTAACAATCCTGTCAGAACAGAGTCAATGCAATCAACGATAGGATTTCTCATGCATGGTCACAAGAACTTATCGTATTGTCCTGCAGTTATTCTAAATGATGAGGTCATATCTGACAATCCAGAAGGTGGAACGGGTAAGGGTATTTTTATGAACGCTCTGAGTCACATGAAAAAGCTAGTGACTATTGATGGTAAGGCTTTCGATTTCTCTAAATCATTTGCTTATCAATTAGTATCAGCAGATACTCAGATACTTTGCTTTGATGATGTAAAGAAATACTTTGACTTTGAAAGATTGTTTAGTGTAGTGACTGAAGGATTAACTCTTGAGAAAAAGAATAAGGATGCTATAAAGATTCCATTTAGCAAGAGTCCTAAGATTTCCATTACGACAAATTACGCAATTAAGGGAGCAGGTAATTCATTTCAAAGAAGAAAGTGGGAGCTAGAGCTTCACCAACATTACAATAAAAACTATACACCACAAGATGAGTTTGGTAGATTGTTCTTTGGAGATTGGGATGATGATGAGTGGTGTGTGTTTGATAACTATATGATTCAGTGCATTCAACTTTATTTAAAGCAAGGATTAATCCAGAGTGAGTTTGTTAATTTAAAGATTAGACAGCTTTCTGCTGAGACGAGTCATGATTTTATTGAGTGGTGTGGATTGCTTGAGGGTGCAGAGCCAAACCTAAAGATAGCTCCAGATATAACTATACATTTGAATGAGGTTTACTTTGATTTTATAAATGAGTATCCTGATTACGGGCCAAAGTCGAAGATGACTATAAGCAGGCAGAGGTTTTACAAATGGATTAATGCCTATTGTGTTTACAAAACCGGAGAGAAACCTCAGGAGGGTAGAGATCTAGTAGGTAAGTGGATAGTTATTAGCGATAAAGAAGAAGAAAAAGAAGATAATGATTCAAATTATATACCATTTTGAAATTTAGAAAATACCAATCAGAAATTATAGATAAGGCGTTTGATGTTCTTGTTAAGTATGGGTTTGTTTATCTTTCAATGCAGGTACGAACAGGAAAGACTTTGACTGCTATGGGTACAGCTCAGAAGCTAGGCGTAGACAATATGTTATTCGTAACTAAGAAGAAAGCAATCTCCTCCATAGAGGATGACTATAAACTACTTAGTCCTAAGTTTCATTTAACTGTAATTAATTACGAGAGTTTACATAAGGTAGCAGGTAAGTATGAATGCATAGTGTTGGATGAAGCTCATGGTATGGGTGCTTATCCTAAACCGAGCAAGAGAACTAAGATGATTAAGCAGATTATTAAAAAGCAAAATCCATTTGTTATCTTGATGTCTGGTACACCTACACCAGAATCTTTTAGTCAGATGTATCACCAGGTGT